CGAATACCAATAATACAACATATAGTGGAAGTAACACGAATACCAACACCAATGCTAATACGAACACGAACACCAGCACAAGCTCTAATACGAATGTGAACACGAATAATAATATTAGTTCAGGTGGTTTGAATAATACAAATACAAATGTTAATACCAATAATAGCACGTCAAATAATACGAACACCAATAATAACACTAGCACGAGTACAAGCAACAACACGAATAATAACACGAACACCAACACCAATAATAACACGAACAATTCAACAGTAAATTCAACATCAAATAATACGAATACAAATGTTAATACTTCAACTGTTGATCAAAATGTTAATAGTAATTCAACATCAAATAATACGAACACAAATAACAATAATAATACCAGCAATAGTACATCAAATAATACGAACACTAACGTTAATAAAAGTGAAAGCACATCAGATAGTAATGTAACAACCAACAATACTAATAAGAACGAGAACACAAATAAAAATGAAAATATCAACAAAACAGATCAAACAATTAAGCAGGAGATTACCACCAAGGCTCCTCCTGCTAGTGCTATTGCGCCTTCCATCGGCTCTAGCTACAGTCAGGACCTCTGTACCACTGGTGTATCCGGTGCTTTCCAAGGGCAAGTATTTGGTTTATCAGGCGGTAAAAGCGTTAGGGATATGAACTGTGAACGTATTAAGTTATCTAAAACAGTTTACGATATGGGTATGAAAGTAGCAGCAGTTAGTTTAATGTGCCAAGATGATAGAGTATTCCAGGCCATGGAGATGGCTGGAACGCCTTGTCCTTACATGGGTAAGATTGGAGACGAAGCTACAGCAGCGTGGGAAGAAAATGCACAAGAAAGACCTGACTACAAGGACAATAAGAAGAAGATAAAAGAACAAATTAAACGAAAAGAGGAAGAGATAGCTGCCCTGAAAGAGAAAGAAGAATATGAAGCAGACGCCCCACGTAGAGAGTTTATGGCAGAATGTAAGGGCTCTAGACATGAAGCAGGGAAACACAAAGGCAAAAGAAAGTCCAATGGCACTTGTAGGAAAGAATGGAAAGAATTAAGCAATTCATAATAGCAGGCCTTTTGTTATGTGCTAGCTGGGGTGTTAGTGCCGATAACAATTCAGATTGTGCAAACAGTCAAAGTTGTTATAATAGTGGAGTTTACATTTATGAAGGTAGTCAAGACCTTGTTGACCTTTATAATATGTCCGGCACTACTAACCTCAATGCTAGTGACGATAGTTGGTCTCCACAAGTTGATCTTGGTATGGAATGGGATAGGTGGGATCAAACTTGGGGACATGCTAAAATGTCTACCAATGGTTGTGTAAACTTTAGAGGTGGATCATCAGGTGGTAATAGTAATGTCTGTAATGACTACACACCACAATCTCTACCTTATCGAAACTATACCTTATATCCAATGTGGACTGATTTAATTAGAGGAACAGCATCAGGTGGACAAACTTCCAAGATGTTATTTAAAGATTTCGGTGATTATGTTGTCTTTGGTTGGTATTACATGAAAGAGTTTAATAGAAATTCAAGTAATAGTTTTGAAGCAATACTATATGCTAATAATTCATACGAATACAGATACAGAGAATTAGATATTATTAACCATGATGTTCTTATAGGCGAACAAGGTAATAACTCAACTACTCCATCAGATACAAAAACATTTCTATACTATAATGATTATACACAAGCTTTAGGTGGGTGTCAGACTTTTGATATGTTTTTAGAGGGTGCATCTCAATGTAATACACAATATGGAAATGCTGGTGGGCCTGATTTAGAAAATGGTGGTTCATTATTCTCTGGTTCATTTGAGGATATGTGTGAACTTAATGCTTTATATAGTACAAATTGTTCAGGATACGCAGCAGCTTACTTAGCTCAACAATGTGCTCTAGATGCTTTATATAATTCAGCATGTTCAGGATATGCAGCAGCTTATTTAGCTCAACAATGCGCTTTAAATACATTGTATGATGAAGATTGTACAGGATACGCAGCAGCTTTATTAATATATGAATGTGATTTAGATGTATTTTATTCCACACAATGCGACGGATATGCTAGTGCATTGGCACAAGAAGAAGCTTTGTATGATGCTATATATGGGACAGACGAGGATTATGGATATGATGATGGTAGTGATGATGGAAGTGATTATGGTTATGATGAATATGGAAATGCCTACGCAGAAGAAGACATGTGGTATGATGAAGAATATGGTGAATATTTAGATCCTAATGATCCTTGTTATCAAAATGCTTGTGCAGACTTTACAGATGCTGATTGGTATGCACTAGACATAGAACAATTTGGGCAAGAGCAAGTTGACGAATGGTATGGCCAAGATGTAGAGTTCTCAGACGAAGGTTATATAGACTACGGCACACAGACAGAAGAAGAGTATTGGACAAACATTGATGAGGGTATGGATGAATATGATCAAGAGCAACAAGAAATGTATGATTCGTTTACAGAAGAAGATTGGTATGCTTATGATGTAGAGGAGTATGGCCAAGAACAAGTAGATGAATGGTATGGAACAGAAGTAGAATTTACTGAAGATGGAACGTTTGCTTACGAAGAAGAACAATTTTATGAAGAAGAACAGTTTGAAGAACAATATAGTGAAGAAATTTATTTAACAGATGCTGAATGGTATGAAATAGACATAGAAGAGTTTGGCCAAGAGCAGGTAGATGAGTGGTATGGCGAAGATGTAACGTTTGATGAGGAAGGTTATATACCTGAAACCCATTGGGAAGAAATGTATGAAGAAGAGCTACTAGCACAAAACTTAACACAAGAAGAGATTTATATATTAGAAGAAGAAGTTGGTGTTGAAATATTCGTTGAAGAAGAGTGGGTACCTGAAGAAGAAAATGAGATATATGAGGAAGTGTTAGAGGATTATGAAAGAGAAGCTCTTGAAGAACAAGAAGAAGAGATATTCGAAGATTTTGATGAAACGTATGACGAAGAAGAGCTTTACATAGAAGAAGATGAGGCATTCGAAGACTTAATAGATGAAGAAGAGTTAGAAGAACTTATTAATGAAGAACACGAAGAAGAGTTCTTTGAAGAAGAGGAGCAACAAGAAGAAGAACAACAAGAGAGCAAACAAATATATGCAGGACCTACTAATTCAGGCCAGGGAACACAAGTAGCTCAACAAGAACTGCAGACCTTTACTGCACAAGTAGCTCAACAAGAACAACAACAAGAACAACAAACAATACAACAAGCAGTATCACAAGACTCGTCATCAAGCAGTTCACAAGCAGTTGTTGCAGAGATAGATTTTGGTGGCACACAAGAAGAACAACAAACAGTTGCTGAAGTCATACAAGAACAGTTAGACGACGGTTCAGGTAGTACCACAGGAGGCAGTTTTGACAGTAATTCATATTCAAGTGGTAGCAGTAGTAGTGGTAGTAGCGGTTTTGTAGCTAGTAGTAGTCAACAGGAACAAATAACACAGTCTACAGGTAATTCATTTATTGCAGAACAGCAAGAACAACAAACAGGTCAATCACAGATACAAGTAGCAGAAGTAGAATCAGGGCCTGCAGTAACAGCTTTTGAAGTAGCAGAACAACAACAAGAAACACAAGAAGAACAACAAGAATTAACCTTTGATGATGGTTCTAACTTTACCGTAGCAGATCAGAACTTTGAAAGTTCGTTTGATGACGCTTTAGGGGCGGGACAATCAATAGGACAGTTTTTAAGTAACCAACAACCTAACTTTGCTAAGTTTGATGTTGCACCACCTACTGTTGACGAACAACAAGTTACATCAGCTGTTGAATCATTAGCAGATAGAATGGGATCACAAGTAGCAGCTCAAAACTTACAAACACAATTAGATAACGTGCAACAAGGTGGAGGGTTTGATGTAGATCAAACAGCAACGGTTGCTTTTATAGGTTATAGTTCAGGGTTCAGTGATTATACTGGACAAGAACAATTATCAGATAAGGATGATTGGTACATATCTAAAACAATGTACCCTGGCAACAATGTTAAAGATAATGATTTAAGTTTTTATATGATGGCGGGTAGAACCCAAGGTAAATTACAAAAAATGATAGACAGTCAATATAATAGGGAGTAAAAAATGGCAGAAGAAAAACAAATAGCACTTAAAGAATCAAGCCAAATAACTCTAGACGTAAAAAGTTTAATAGGCATACTTGCCATTATTCTATCAATAGCAGGTGTATATTTTACACTAACAGGATCGTTAGCAACAACAAAGTTAGATGTTATTAGAATGCAAGATGCTGTAGAAATGAACTCTGAGTTTAGAGTTAAATGGCCAAGAGGTGAACTCGGTGCTTTGCCTGATGATGCGGTTCAAGATTTAAATATTGAGTATCTTCAAAAGGAGATGGATCAATTACAAAAAGAATTTGATGAACACATGAAGGCGCATAATAAAAATAGTAAGAAATTAGGAGACTAAGATGGCAGAAGTAGAATATAAAGGGCTTAAAATAGGAGGCAGTCAATGGCTTATTATCCTACCTTTACTAGGCTCTATAGTAGGTGGCCTCTGGGGAGGCTTTCAATTGTATGATAGACTTCTAGACGCAGAAGCAAAACTAGCAAAAGTTAATCCAGTTGCAATACAAGCAGAAGTAGAAAAGCTACAAGGTATAACTGATGTAATAAGAGAAGAGTTGGCAGAAGATATAAGGGTATCTAGTCAACTAGCTCGAGATGTTGAAAAGTCCGCAGCAGAGACACAACGAATAATTCGTAACGATGTTTATGAGATGGAACGTGAAATGCAGTCCAGATTTAAAGAAATGGATGCAGACATTAGAGAAATGCGGGATGATCTAGAAGACAGGATACAAACGATACTTGAAAACCCACTTAACGATGTGGAATAAGCTACCCATTTGGGTTATAGGTACACTCGTTTATGGTATAGGCGGGTTTTGTATGTATATGATTATGTTTTGGACTTAAACGTACAAACAGGTATTGGCTTCATTTTGTGTATGTTTGCTTCTCTTAATTCCAAATATCTCTCATATACTTTCTCAGATAAAGGATCTGAAGGTGTTAAATTATTTTCTGCCACATTCATTGCCCATTCTAATTCAGAATAACTTATTCCTAACTGATCTTCATCAGTTCTTCCATCAGCCCACAAACCATCTGTAGGTGCTGCATCTATTATGTCTTGATTGACACCTAATTTTTCTGCCAAATAATATACTTCTGTTTTTAATAGATCTCCTATAGGGCTTATATCAACTCCACCATCTCCATACTTAGTAAAGAACCCTACTCCAAAATCTTCTACTTTATTCCCTGTACCACATACTAGCATATTATTAGCTTGTGCTATGTGATATAACGTTAGCATACGGAACCTGGCTTTAGAGTTTACTAATGCTAGCTCATTGCCACAACCCACCCTCGCCATCATTAGCTTAAAATTGTGCAATAATTGATTCAGTTCTACAGTTTTTGATCTAATATTATCGAAACGAAGACCTAATTCGTGCATATGAGTTTCTGCTAGTGTAACGCCCTTCTTATTGTGGATTTCAGGCATAAAAACTACTATCGTTGGTCTACCTGTCATAGCGCATAGAGTTGATGTTACTGCAGAGTCTACACCCCCTGATATTCCTACAACGAAGCCTTTATCTGAATAGGCTTCTAGCCAGCTAATGATTTGCGATATTTTGTCTTGTGTTTCCATAATGAATGACTTTTAATTTGTCATTTTTATATTCTCTCCAGGGATCAACTACAATGGCATCTATATTTAGTTTACAATATAGTTCTGGATGAGCTAATAGGACGACAGCACTATGTGGTCCTTGGAAGAACCTATGATCCATTGCTAAAGGATCTACTTCTATTACTTCATGTCCTAATTCTTTAACATAATGACCTACCAACAATGAATAGCTTCCTGCTGTGTAACCAACTCCTGGTTTGTATGATATTCCGTTAAGTAGTATAGGTAATCCTGCTTGCTCTGCTTCACTAACTAAAAACTTGGCTAAATTCTTAGCTTGTATCTCACGAGCATTCATAATAGCATCAAAGATGTCATATTCTAATCCTAAGTTCTGTGCCATGTAACGTAGAGCTATATTATCCCTTGGGTGACATGCTCCACCATCTCCCATGCCGGCCTTCATGTATGCTTTGCTTACAATACGTTGTCTGCTACTAGCTAATGCGTTTGTAACAACATCTACATTAATGTTACCTTGTTTCTCAGCAACATCTTGTATCATATTAACTAAACCTATTTTCATACTGATAAATGTATTGTAAAATACTTTAATACATTCACATTCGTCCCAAGTGCCTATATGATATTCAGGATTGTTTTCCATAATAGTATGATAGAACTCAACTAACTGATTAGCATCTGCTGTTCTCTCGCCGTCTTGTGTACCTATCATTACCATATCAGGATTAACCATATCCCAGCCTACTGTGCCCATGGCAATTAAATAAGGGTTATATACGAACCTTGTATTAGTTACTAAAGGAATAAACTCTCGTCTAACTGTACCTGGCAATACTGTGCTTATTAACACGAGTAGTTGGCTATCGTCCATGTACTTATTTGCTTCTGTTAATACTTCTTGAACTATTTTATAGTCAAAGTCTTTAGGTTCTAAGTGAGCTGTAGGAGCTTTACCATCGTAAGCAGGATCGTGAGGTGTGGGTACTGCTACAAAGACTATTTCTCTGTCTGCAACACATTCTGCTATGGTATCTTTTTGTATAACGTTTTGTGTAAGAACTTTAACAACATCATAACCTGTAACGTCATGTTTCTTTGCTATTACCTCAGCACAAGGAAGGCCTAGTTTGCCTAGTCCTATAAATCCTATTTTACTTGATTGGGTTTGTAGGAGTTGATCTATATCTCCAAATGTTTCTAGTTTGCTTGACGGTGTGATTGTTATCGCCTCGGCTCCACTATACGACTTCATAATCTCTCTCTATATCTTCTTCACTCATTTGCTCTCCATACTGTATTTCAATAATGTGGCAAGGTTTGCTACTGTTATTTGTTATTTGGTGCCACTCTTCAGCTCGCACCGTAAATACATCATCCTCTTTTAGGACTCTTAATGTATATCTATATTTATCAGTTTTAGCATGCTTCACCATGCATTTTCCTTTACTTATAAACCAAATTTCGGATCTTTTAAAATGTCTTTGATAACTAATCTCTTCTCCTGGTGCAATTATAAGTTCTTTCACTTTAACCTTACCATCTCGGAAGATAACTCTATAAGAACCCCAACGTTTTTTGGTTATTTGTAATATCTTAGAACTGCTGTTTTCTTTCTGATATCCACCTACACCATACACGAAGTTAATGCCTTTTACAAAGACTTCAGGGATATTATCACCTAAACGATCACCACCATTACAAAATATAATGGTATCGTCTTTATTAAACTTGAGTAGGTAATTTAGGCCAGCTATGGCTGAATTATCTTTGTCATCAAATGATTGTACTTCATCTACAAATTCAAGTGCTTTTAGTATAGCTGCTCTTTCACTGAATGGCATAAAAGGACTGCCTTTCTTACGTTTTAACCATTCATCGCTATTAAGGAGAACAACGAGTTTGTCTCCCATTTCACTTGCTTCTTTTAGTAGTCGTAAATGTCCTGAATGTAAGGGATCGAAGCCACCGCTTACTACGGCTATCTTCATTTCTTCTTAGGTGGAAAGTAACCGTTATGCCAATGCTTAGGTTCTACCAATCTCTGACCCGGTTCTCCATCCTCTTCCCAACCGTTAAGTAGATCACCCTGGAAGCCCTTAGGTTCATCATCCTTTCCCATAGCGTCTATAAGCATAGCTCTATAAGTTCCAGGAAAACCATAAGACGATATCTCATCAGGTTTAATCTTTTCTTTTACGTTCTTGGTTTTAGGACGACGAAGTTTACGCAGTAAGTTAGTTAAGAAAGCCATATATACCACACCATATATTAAGTATCGTCCATTCAAGGGGCACATAAAGTATCGGAACGAGGACGAGGCCTACCAATACGATCAACAACCGATTATAATTATCACCTTCACTAAGCCAATTTCTCATTTCACACACTTCTCCTATATTCAAGCTCTTTAGCATACCGCCACATATTATAATCTTCTTCAAAGCCCTCGAAATGCCTATCTATGCTAGGATAGGGGTTATATATCGGAGGATATTCGCCAGGTACTGGCTCGGGATATGTGGGTGGATACTTTATTAATAAAAACAGAATTCCGGATAAAAATGAAATCCCTAAAATAACGATACCAATGTTAGATAATTTTCTAAGTAGTTCTTTCACTATAATCTGATGTCCTATTGTCATGTTATTTATATAATAACGTAAAAGATTAACCATGGGATAATAACAAATATTGTGAGTAATATTACCAAAGTTCCAAGGGTAATCTGTTCTTCTTGTAGTATTTCTTTAAAACGACGTATCAACATGTGGTTTTCCTATATTATAATCAAAAGGCTTACTAATATTCATAAACGTAGGTCTTTTGTCTTTGCCAACCCATGTAAACCATTTACACATCATGGCAGGAGTAGGATTGTCATAATAATTTAATATAGCTTTCTCATCTCCCAATACACCATTCATGCAATAAAGCTCTATTTCTTCTACATTAGAGGCAGCAATATACTCAATGGTTCCATTTATGTCCTTACACGAGGCAAATATTATGTTATTCATGCTACTATTATACGGTACGAACGACCATAATACAAGAGGCCTCTATACCAAAAGACACGAAAAGGGTTAAAGGTTTTTTGGTACCGGAATTTCGCCTTTTTCATACTAGCGCGTTTTCTCTAGTTTTTGGCAAGATTTCTACCACCCTTTTTTGAACACTTTTTTGGCGCAAAAAATTTAAAAGAAAAAGAGATGTGGCCTATATACCCTTATACGCTGGACCAGAATATACGATTTTCATAGCTCACCTGAGGGTTCTTAGGCCTGATGCTAGGGTATGGCTCTCTGTACGCGCTAGCCCCTCTGCGTACGCGCGTGACTGCTCTATCTCTATACTCGTGGTCTCTGTCTCTATTAGAGCTGGATTAGGTCTTATCGGGGCGGGCGGGTCAGGCCTGCTGGGGCGGAATCAGGGTGGAGGGTCTTAGAGGGGCTTAACTGCTTTTGGTGGTCTTAGTGCTTGACACGTCACTCATGGCTATCAGAGGCTCTTTTCTAGGGTCTCTGAGTGCTTCTTAGTTTAGTACGGACAGTCAGGCCATTCTTCAAACCTCTTGGTGCCTACTTTGTCAAGCAGTTCATCATGGGTGAATATGTCATAGCCTGTGTACAAAATCTCTTGTCCTACGCTAGGTTCTGGAGTATCTGCAAATGCTTTAAGGCCTAAAGCGTCTATGGGCAGGTCTAATTCCTTCGCTAGTTCAGTAGTGGTGAGATTGCATATGTCGTCGCCTATCTGATCTAAGATCATGTCATTAACTGGGTGGCTCATGTGCTGTTTCCTCTATTATTCATACTACTATTATGACACCTTTGGAACCATTTGTCAAGAGATTTATGACACGAACGACATATAGAGCACCTAGCATCTCTTAGCACCTCTGCCCTCGCCATCGCCTGGCGCCCTGATCTGGTGGCCTCTGGGCTTGACTTTTGGTTCCGGCCTGGTTACATCTACGCTCTTAGGTATTATCCCTAAAACAGCTATTCAAGTATAGGATTACACACAATTACACACTCTGACCCTAAATTAGATGCCAAATAAGTGCAAATGTGAGATAAATCCCTGCGCAAGTCCACAGAGGGTACCTATATATGCTATCTTTGAGTATTAATCCTACTATAAACGCAGCTAAAACGACTGAAATGTCGAATAGGAACATACCAAATTGGGCTATATACACACCAAACACCTCTGCGCTGTTGTTATAGACTAGCTCTTTCGCCACTAATTCGTCACTAAACTGTTTCGGATATGCTGTAATTAAATGGAGTTGTTGAACAGGCTGCTGTGGATCGTTTCTCCGCCTCACTGATGTACGGATGCGTTACACAAACTACATCTGTTGGCCTGATTGTTCTTACTACCGTTTGTTTAGATCGTTGTAATATCTCTACTACCAGATTACTCTCGTTTAGGAGATCTATCAGCTTATCATAATTCTTACTGTCTATCTCTACTGTTACTAGCTCGTTGGCCATTGGTTTTTGCCTCTCTCTAAGGGTTTAGGATACCTAGTACATAGTTCTCTGCTACGTCTTCTGCGTATCGTTCTGCATGTTTATATACATCTACACGCTTAACTAGGTCTTTATTCTCATAGCATTTGACGTAAAATCCCTCAGCATTCTTCAGCACTATTGCTTTCCTGCTTGAGTATTCGTCAGATCCATGAAATCTGTGATGTTCTTTATTCATATTCATCCGCGTACTCCGTACTTCTTTTAGTTATACTCTGTGCGTTAGAGTAATGGTCTAATAGTTTCTATATTTATTTATCCTATGCGTTTGTAATCTGTTAAGTGGTTTTCTTGGCGTCTTCTGCTGCTTGGCCTTGAGTTAAATTTACTAGAGCTGCTCGTTGTTTGCCCTTTCGTGTATATTTAGTTCTGTCCCTATGTGTCCTGGGCTTATGCAGTTGATCCATTGCCTTCTTAACAGGCGATCTCTTCTTTATTGTCTTAGAACGTTTTTTCATAACCTAACCTAAATCGTATGTCGTTGTTATTGTGCTTATAATTAAGGCCGTTAAACCCTATCTTATTACTTCCTACTGACGTGTAACTAGACACACCAGCATAGAATCCTTTGTGATGTACGTCTACAAAGAACTCCATGTCTTGTAAATGAAAAGGATCTACTGTGACATTATATCTGCTGCCTAATTCCGTAAATCCATCCACCTCTGTTAAATAGTATGCTAGGCCAAAGCGCATTTTGTTCCACAGGTGCTCAGCATATACTTGCCACGTTTCCATGTGTATAGTTGCTTGTCCTGTGCCAAAATATACCGTTTGATTGTGCGCTTTTCTATTGTTTCGAGCATACCCAACACCCAGATGAGTATTCCCTAATTCAATATCAAACCCTAGCATACCGTTGTTCGTTATAATTAAATCGTTATTGCCGTCTAACTGTGCATATCTGAGATTGTTAAATAACAGCTTGTTCATTGATGCAAACTCTGCATAGCCTGATGGTTTCGTTAATATGTCTTTCGCCATTTGTGCTGGCGGATCTAATACCTGATAAAATGTATTGATAGACGTGTCGCCGTCATATACCTGATGTCTACCTATAAAATCGTAGAAGTATTTGCCGTCTATCTCGACAGGGTAGAACGTTCTTTCACTACCTACTCCTGGAAAATCACTGTATATCTCATACTCGTTATCAGTATTGATTAGTACATAGGTGCCGTCAACGACATCTACAATATCAGTATCACCGTCGTGATCGAAATCTAATAGCATCATCTCGCCGTCGCCATGGCCTGATTCAAATGTCTTTGCCTCTGTAAATGTGCCGTCTCCCATATTTTGAAAGAACTGTATAGCTCTACCATCATAATAGGGCTCGTGTGTTGTGCTTGCTAGCAGTATATCTAAATAGCCGTCGCCGTTGAAATCAAATACTTCCATGTCGTTAGCATTGCCATTAGTGCCAAAATAGTTAGGAGGAAGGTCAACTCTAAAATCTCTCCAGTCGTTGTTGCCGTTGTTATAAAATACAGCTCCTGCGCTATCTATAGGATTAAACCATCCTACTGCTACATCTCCATGGCCGTCGTTGTTAAAATCTCCTATTGCTGCTGTTGTTGCCCACAAGCTAGGCTCATAATTGAAATTGTGGTTAGGTGTAAATACTCCATGGCCGTCGTTAAACATCATCGTCCAGCCCACACTCTCGTCTGTGTATATGCCAAATATATCTAAATCGCCATCGTTATCTACATCACCAGCATAATTGTCGTGTGTCCAAGCGCCTGATAAGTCTCCTGGTTGTTCGTGATATTGTGTAAATTGGAATTCAGGTAATTGGAAACTCTTGTTCTCATGGCCGTTGTCACCACTAAGATATAGTATAGATGTCTTATAAAAATCGTCTATGCCGTCGCCGTTAAAATCTGCTACTATAGGTCGTTGCAAATGAGATACAAAACCACATGTATGATAAGGATCTGTCTTATAATCTAAATCACCATAGCCTATACACCCCATCTTCTCAGGTGTAAAAGATCCATTACCGTCGTTATAAAAGGCCCACAAATAGCTGTTGGGTTGATCATCTCTAGAGCCTTCCCATCTCTCTTCGTAAAAGAAGTCTTCCCACCCGTCGCCATTTAAGTCTGCTTTAATTATTTGTCCATCCTGATCCCAGGGCTGTGATGGTAAATACTCATCATCGTTCCTGTGTTGTCCGTCGTGCAAACCTTCTGCTGTTATTTGAAAGAAACCATAATCCTCTATCTTATATTTGTCTGTTCTATCAAAATTCTCAGGTGGTTGATACTCTCCTCTACTGTATATTACTGTCGTTTCCACGCCTTCTAAATCGTAGACATGCTTTTCTTCTATTGGTGCAGGTGATACAGCTGATACCACTACCACACCACTATAAGGCATAGAGGGCTGTGACATCTCACTTGTTGACTTGCATCCGTATATAAAGAATCCACAAATAACTATCAGTATAAATTTAAACTGCATCTAATTGGCCTCTCATAATTAAATCTCTCCATTGAGGAATTGTTAGTTCCATCTTGTTCTCTCTAATATATTCGTATGCTGTTATCTCATCTGTAATATCAAACATCTGTCCTGCTGCCATTGCTGGTGGCGGTGGTGGTTGATAGTCAAGCAAATAACCAGATATCTTTTCAAATGGTATATAAAAATCAAAGTCTGCCTTATAAACTGTCATCAAATGTGGCTGCAAATGTGTGCTATAAAACATATTATCTCTCTTTTGATTTATGCTGTGTAAGCTCATGCCATGTAAATATGCTGCGTGTTTGTGCTGTTCCATAGGATCTCTCAATACCAACACATGTTCCTTCTTTTCAAATTGATTTGTTAGCGCTCGCCAGTGGAATGGTTTGATAAAGGCCATCGTTGTCCGTGTACCTACATTTACAAAGAAATTCTCAAAACACTGAACACCAATAGGTCCGTGCATGTATATCGTCAGGTTTGCTGTCTCTAAATATGTGTTTAGGACTTCTTGATCGTTATATCTCTCAGGCGCTGTCGTCATCCTCAAGGTCCTTTGTCAATGCGTCTAATACCAATTTATCATACGTCAATGGATCTAAAAAGTGTATATTCTTTCCGTGAAAGTGTATAAGAACTCTGCCGTTATGTTTTTTAGACAGTTTCTTGCAATGCTCTATATACCTATCAATACCTTCTCTTATGCCTATTTTGTATGCTCTCCATGACATACCTATAGCACATATTCCTAATATAATTAAATGTCCTTCATTCATCTTTCCACTCCAGTTTCTTTTGCTTATACTCGTTAATTATTTGCTTGTGTAAATCTATCTGGCTCTTGCCTAATGGATCTATCTCATCAAATGTCTTTTCCATATCCTTTAAACTATATCTACCACCTGTTAAATATCTGTGGTAATAAAATATCCCAGGAGCCAGCTTGCTGGGTAGTACAGGATTAGCTGCTACTTCTGAAAATAGTTTCCACGCTTCCCATACATTCATCGTCTCGTGTTGCCAATTGGCCACACCTGTTGAATTCATATAAAACTGCACAACCTCTTTTAATTGTTCAGGTATCTCATCATAGTTGACACCCATCTCTTCGTGTGTTTTCTTTGTAAATACTCCTGACGTCCAGGCTGTTCTATCAAATTCACTAGGATTTGTTGCCATAGCATTTAAGTCTCCATCTGCTACCATTAATGGTGCAAAGCTATAACTATGGCCAGGCATGTTGTCCATAACCCAATCCCTTCCTTCTAAAAATGTTTCTCTTGTTTCATAAGGAAGTCCTACGATCATAGATATTGTAGCTCTAAACTTTCCTTTATTGTTAAACCAATCTTGTACTTCTAATAATCCATCTTTAAGTCTATCTGGGTTCATGCCTTTGCCTACAAACCTAGCTGCTTTGTGATTAAAACTCTCTATGCCATAAAAGTGAGACCATAAACCCATATCCCAAATGTCTTCCCACGTATCTGGTTTGGCCACTAATAAGTCTCCTCTTAAATAGCCTGCCAAGTTTACTTCAAAGGGTAATGACCTAACTACGTCTGCTACTTTCTTAAGTTTCTCAGGGCTATCGTTTATTGTCTCATCTGAGATCGTGTATGTGTTAATACCCCAGCGTTCATAATTATCTGTTAATTCTTCTCTTAAACTATCTGCACATCTACTGTGATCTCCCTTCACTCCTAAAACTGTAAATGAACAGAACTTACACTCAAATATGCAACCGCGTCCCATTTCAATAGTTGGTACTTCATCAGATCTCATAAAGTCTCGATCCTGATACTTCACATGTGCATTAGGAAAAGGCCAAGCTGGATAATCGTGTCTACATTCCACTACCTTGCGTGTTGCACCCCAATATTCTCTCTCATGAACGATACAATTATGTGTCTGTCCTGTTATCATCTTTAATAATTCTATAATGCCGTACTCTGCAAAGCCACCCACATAATAATCTAATGGGTATCCTAGTGTAGCAGATATGTTTTGTGAGCCTCCAATGAACACTAAATCAGGATATAACGATTTAATATATCTGAGATTCTCTATAATCTCTGCTACTTTCTCCTGGTTCTTCTTGCCTGCTCCTCCTAGTGGAAACATAGCAGACAGCCCTACCCAAATTGTGTCTTTCTTTACTCTTGTTTCAAACAGCTCTACGAGTTCTTCACGTGACCATGCAGGCCAAAAGTCTATAACCTCTATATCCCATTCGTTCTCTCTTAGCCATGTGGCTATTCTGTGTGCTCCTGCTGATCGTTTGATGCTTGGCCAAAAGTCTGGCCTATCTTTAGTGTCTTGGTGTACTAATTGATTTCTAGTTTCGCTAGTGTCTTCTCGTTCAAGTATTCCACCTAGTATAATTCCATGCATCGTTTTTCCACTGATTTAACACGTCGTACAGTATTTCCTGTGTCTCTTATAAAACTATGTGCAAGCTCTTCCTGCATATCCCATGCTTCTCGTTCCCAAGGTTGTTTAGGACCCATACTGCTGTTGCTATTCGTATCTCTATGTTCTTTGCCTTTCCAAAATTGTCGTAAATGCTTCTCTGTAAGTTCTCCCCTTACACCTTGCTTGACGTGTACCATCTCATGACACGTGGTGAGTATAAGATCGTAAACCTTTTGAAACTTGTCTATTTCTAATGTGTAGAAGTTGTGATCGTTTTGATAACAATAACCAAGGACATTGTCTTCGCTTAAGTTACGGAAATCTATTTCAATCCATAAGGATCGATGTCTAGGTAATAAGGTAGTTATACAATGAGCTGCAACATGTTCTGCGATTACTCGCTGTTTCGCTAGCCCACCGGATACCTTAATGGTATTGCCTGGGTGCATTTTTTAGTCCTCTGACGGTACATCATTAACTCTTAAAAGCGGATTATCTCTTTCCCTCATTTCATATTCTAAAATGGGATAGAGCTTATCTGCCATGTGATCGTCTGCCAATATTCTACATAACTCCACAAGTTGAGGACTGCTTAATCTTTTAATAATTTCTGCTATCCTGTCTACTTCTGGCTCTGGTGTAGATATCACTGTAAAATCCGATTGCATGTTCACGATTATTTATGCCTCATATCTGCTGCTACTCTCATCATTTTATCCAGAAGAGATTGTCTTGTGGCTCTCGCTCTGTACCACTCTTTCTTTCCTTCTTTAGGGCCTCGGGTATATTCATATAAAATATCGCCATTATTGTATTTGGTTTCAATACAGCCGTTATTAGCATGTATATACTTAACCCCTTTGGAAAATTCATCTAGTTGTTGTTGCAGTCTAACTGCTTCAACTTTTTCGGTATATTCTGTCATTGTTTCTCCAGTTTCTATATACATTATGACAGAAATAGGACCTAAAGTCAACTACGAATAGCCCCTTTTGGTCCTATTGATCTGTCTGTAATTATTCGCCTTTAACTAGCGTCCATATACCGTAGCCTAAAGCTACCCAGGCTGCAACTTTTGCAAGTCCGCCAAACAATATGATTGCTAGAGAAACAGCTATAATCACACCGCCGTCCCAGCTGGTTCGCTCGGCAATGCGGTCTTTTACGAATTGAATTGCTGTATTCATGCGTTTCCTCCTATTTAGTTTTTGGTATCATTTTCTAAATGCTGAATATAATCTTTTATATTATGGTCAGCCACAAAATCCAATCGACCCTTCAATATCGTCTTTAATAAACTCCAACCTTTGTCCCTTATTCGCTCTGTAGACCATCGTCTTAAGCGAGTAACTTCTCCAGTTGATTTTATATAATAACAGTCTCCTGTATGCCTATACCATATCCAGCTAGGTACACAAGGAACCACGTCATTATTATTAACGAATCTTTGATGATTAAGATGTTTATCACACCATGCTCTAAATTGTGGCCCGCCTGCTCGAGGTGAACCAAAGGTGTACAATGTGTCGACATCATGTCCACCTGTGAACTCTAATCTTTGAGCTAGAATAGTAGCCATTGCGCCTCCTAAACTATGTCCTGTTGCCCATATCTTTTTGCCATGTGTTATTCTATCAATAAGCGATTCAACATGATCATAAATCTTATCTACTTCTTCCTTGAATCCCTGGTGGATTTTATTACCAGAGACAGAGTCGGATTTAAAAACTTGCAAATCTGCTATGATATCGTTCATCGCTCCATGGCCTTTTTGTGTGCCTCTGCATGCTATAACGATATCATCCTTATTGTAATATACATAGCACTGGGCGCCTTCTATGTCAAAGAAACTGTGTTTGTTAAATCCTTTACGTTTGCCGGATTTAGCTCCTGTTTTCTCTGGATAGTAAGCGTACTGTGCAAATTTAGCAAAGAGGACTCGCCTCTCCTTTTCTGACATACTACTAATCATGTCAATATTTATAATATAAATACTGTAAAGAGTTTAACAAGGAGAGATAATATGGCAACAATGGCAAAAGCAGACTTTCTTAAATATGCTGGTTTCAGGCCTGGCGTATTTCTAGACAAATGTTCTGCATCTGAAGGACATTCCTTAAGTGGGTATGCAACTGATCAGGTTATCATTGGAGTAATGACAGGACAAAACGCAAAAACAGCTAAACAAACATCAATTACCTCATTAATGAGTCTTCCAAATCCAGGCCAGGCTTTGGTAAGACTTATCCAGAGTGGATCTTATAACCAATTAATACTACAAGATAAAACGCTGGTGCCTCTTGGCAAATTAGAAAAAACAGAGGAGTATCAACTTAATGGAAGAAAGAACCACAACAAGGGAAACATAGCAGAAATAATATTCTCTGCTGCTATAGTAGCTCGCTTTAAAGCAGGATGTGGCACACATACCAGGATCGGTGAGACAGAGATTAAAGCTATAATGGATCTGTGCAAAGTGAATGATAGCACTATCAAATTGGAGTCACCCAATAAGGGAACGACGATAAAAGATGATCTCGTCTTTACATATCAAATAGGCGAGCCTCATTGGCGCGCTGTCAAAAACCCCAAGCTATGGCCTCTGTGGAGTCAAATTATAGATGCTTCCATCAAATATGCTAACTCAGTCAATGTAGTAGATATGGTTGCAGAAGTGTGGGGCAATGGTGTTAAAAATAGTATCATTGTGCTATCAGACGGCGAAACAGATCAAAAAGGAACAAAGGTAGATGTAAGAGTACAAGTCACAGACCATGCTGGTGATTTATCAGGACCTGATTTCCTAAAGATATCACTTAAAGTAGATGGTGTAAAACAATTTGGCCAAATGGGAGGCACAACCTTAGATGTACAAAAGAAACTCTGGAAAGACGCATTTGGTATTGATGTTGCAATGACTCAGCTATCTTATGATAAGCTTAAGGGAGGAATAGAACATTTCAAAGATACCGCCAATGCCATAATGGCAGTCTATAAGGAAGTGGCACCGAAAGTGCCTGACGCTCTACTAACACAATCAGGTGTAAGGGCCTTCAGTAGCTTTGTACAATACCACTTCTCAAAACGTGAAGAAGGCATGCTACTCGTAGACTTAAAAGGAGACCAGGCAATTCAATATGATGCAAGTAACTTAGAGGAGGCTTTTAACGGTTTAGAACTTGAATCAGAACTAGGAATATCAGAAGCCCAAAGGGTAGGTGGCAAAGTGGTAAAAGAGAATTTGCCTAAGTTAATGATCTACGGCAAAGGACATAAACTAACAACCAAAGAGCCTCTGATAGAGATAAGAGTAAAACGTGGAGAGAGAAGCGCTGACGGCACACCATACTATCGTAATGTTTTTGAAAAACAAAAAGGATTTACAATACTCTTTGCACAAGCTATTGAAATAGATTAATATGGATAGTGTCTACAAATACGGTTATTGTCATCGCTACAGGCCTGGCAAAGGAAATCAACATACAAAAGCAGATGGCACCCCCGAGCCAATGGGTGTGCAACAATGGTCTGATGGATTTTCAACAAGGTGGTGTCCTTCTGACATTAGGCAAAATTTCGATAATAGGAAAGAGTTAGCAGAGCAACTAGGTTGGTCAGATAACAATGTCAAGTATAGATTTAATCAGTGGGGTTTTAGACATCAAGGAGATTTTGTAGAGAATAAAAATGCTCTAGTAGCATTAGGTTGTAGCATAACATTTGGTATTGGAGTTAATTATGAACAGACATGGCCTTATTTTGTAGCACAAGAGTTAGGACTAGACTGTGTAAATTTAGGCCAACCAGGAACAGGTATTCAAGCATCTTATCGTGCTGCTAAAATGTGGTTGCCTGTTATAAAACCTAAAGCTGTAATGTTCTACGTTCCAGATCCTCATAGAATTGAACTCTGGCCTTATCCAGATGATAGAGAGGAAGATAACTACGCAGATTCTGTAAAATCCATAGGACCTTGGCATAACTCCGGCACTTCCGATAAGAAATGGAGAGACCATTTTGAAATGAGCATGTCAAGTCGTGAAGTCGCTATTAGACGAGAGGCCTATATGGATGCCATGAGACATATCTGTAAAGAATCTAAGTTCATAGATATACCAAGCACAGAACAAACAGCAGGTAGACCTTCTAAAACGGACAATATAAATGATATGATAGTTATTGATAAAATACATAATATTGCTGAAGAGACTAAAGAAAAACTTAATCATACCCTGAGAGAACAGAACCCGAATGCTGAGTTTACGGCTTGCCTTAATACTGACGAGGCAAGATGGGCAAGGGACATGGTACATCCAGGACCAAGGGTGATGAGAGATAATATAGCTCCAATGTTTATAAGGAAATACCGTGAGAGCTAGTCTATTCTTTTTGTTTAATCACGGCGGTGAATTATATATCGTTGACAATAATCATGTACAAGATGTTCCTAAACCTCGTGATCTAATCAGACGTTTTTCACAAATAGAAGCTATTAGAGAGCATGCGTTACATCTAGGTAGGCCAATAGTAATGGATTCTGCTCGAGATCGTACAAAGAAACACACCCCAGAAGGAATAGAAAGAATAAGACAAGCGAAACTAGGAGACAATCATCCTAGCAGAATACATGGTGTCTCTCCAGAACATAAGGAAAAGATATCTAGGACTATGACAGGGACAAGACACGGCGAGAACAATCCTATGTATGGTAGAACACACTCAAAAGAAACTAGGATTAAAATGTCTGAGGCTTCTTTTTATAAGGAGAGGCGTCGTTGGGTAGTATCGCCTGAAGGTAAGACAACAACCATACCTATTAGTGAGCCTAGGCCAGAAGGCTGGCAATGGGGCAGGTTCTATGATCCTTATAAGCCTGATACAGATCCATTCAACGTATAAACCTTTCCGCTTTCCACTTTATCCAATAAAGCTACTACCTGTTTAGCAGGAGTTTCGTAATGGCCTTCTATTAAATGTCCTGGATCTACACCAAAGTATATCTCAGGTTTAAGATGTGCATAATAGCGCATAATATGAAGATTCATTGACTTATAAGCAAAGTATGGAGCATATTCTGGGTGATCTTTAGCACCTATACCACTGCTAAACATCCAACCTACCTTGTTGGCCTTGTTGTTGCTTAGTATGTCTATACAAATAAGACAATTCATATGGTAGCTCACTTGATCAAAACCTTCTGGCATAAAATGGTGGTTAAAAAAGATTAGATCATACTCGTTCTGTGTAAAGGTAAATGTGCTTAGTTCATCTCTTGGTATAACTGTGACATCGTAGGTCTTTGCTAGTTCACTAGACAAACAGGCTCCAAATTTACTACTACCTCCTGTTATCAGCGCTTTCATATATCTTTTCCATTATAGGTGTAGGTCCACAAACATCATAACACTCTAATATTCTATTACCTTCCCATCTCTCATAAACAGGACGAAAAGGATCACTATCTAATATCTCTTTTAATGACATCTCATTTAGATTATTATGTACATCTTTAAAAACATCTTCCATTTGCCACTGCTGTATTCTACCTACTATCCTGTTCTTTAAATACTTTTTACTCAAGTGGCCAAAGAAACTACATGGCCAGACAGAGCCATCACAATTAATTCTCAGCTCGTTGCCTCCTCCTAGTGAGTGATTAGCAGCACAAGTGATACAGCCTGGTTTATCTTTATATAATGTTTCTACTCTATCCTTATAGTCTGCGTAGTCTAATGTGTCTGTATTAATTAGATTTATAAAATCAACAGACCTCTGTGGAATCTCGTTTATATCTCTGCCTGTTGCTGGAAAGATCTCATATTCTATATTATAATCCTTATCCCTAGCAGGCATAGGGCCTCCTTCAAAGCCATTAGGATTTTTAAATCTTATCTCAAATCCCAACCAGTCTGCCATCTCTTTAGCTTCTTTTAACTGATGTTCGTTGTGTTTAAACTTTAGAAACTCCCATATACCTGTAGCTCCTGTCTGTGAGTAGGAGTACATGTTATTTCTAACCTTATTCCACTTTACATTCCTTCTGTATATGTGATTAGTATCTTCTAGGCCATCTACTGAGAATATAACATATCTGCTGTGGTTCTTTTCAAATAACTCGCCTAAAGATATCCAAAAAGGTGTCGTTTTCATACCACCATTGGTATTAATTTGTATAGCGGAGTCAGGTCGTACTTCTGTGATATGTTCGAGAATAGGAAGAAGTTCTGGACATGTGCAAGGGTCACCATAATCTCCTGCAAATGTCCAGAAGTTTATTTGTTTTATAAAGTCCTTAGGAAAGTGATCCTTGAATCGTTGAAGGGTGTAAGCCTCTTCAACGATATTGGGATTAAGATTGGGCGAGAAGTTGTTGTACCTAGGACACCAAGGACATATAGAATTACAAAGAGTTGATACTTCTAAATGTACAGCACGGATATTTTCGTATATCCAATGTTTATTGGGTGAAGTCAACTTTAGCCTTCAACTCTTCCATCTTTTTGGAAACGTCTTTGGCTTTATAGCTTTTCTTTTTAGGTTTAACATATTCTGTTATGCCTAAATCTCCTAAGATACCTTCTAACTTAGGATATAATGCTATCAGTTGCTGATCTTTCACTGCTGTTATAAACTCAGCTTCTTTATGATGTACACCTTCTATAATTGACATCCAATTCATCTCTTGTTTCCAAGGTGGGAGGTTCTTAATGTTGGCATTAGGATCTGTGAACTGTTTAATTCTACGAAATTCTAATGTCAGTGTTGTTTCACCCATACCATCAGGTATATCATCTTCTATCTTTGTAGCGTCTGGTTTGCCTTCTGGTAGACCCCAATCAATTTGTTCAGCTCCTACACCCCATCTTACAAATGGGACGATAGTTTGATTGCCTGCTGCAATCTCTTTAATTCTATCTACTTGGTTCTTTTTGCCTCTAGCTTCAAAGACCCAATCAAAAGCCTCATTGAGTTGTCTGAATTTCTGTGCCATGTTACTTTGCCTGTTTGATAAATGCGTCTATCATTTTAGCTTTCGTTTCTCTGGCATCCAATTTAATACCTTGTGCAGCAGCTGTATCATCTATCTGCTTTTTAGTAAGCTTCTGAAGATCTGTTTTGCTGGGTGCAACATTGTCTATTGGTTTGGGAGTTGGTTTTACAGCTTTGACCGTAGCTTTCTTCACTACATCAGGTTTATTATAACCTAGTATCACTGCTAAAACTATTACTCCAATAAAGATATATAGAGCTATATTTTCCATTTTGTATTACCTTTCATTATTAAAAATCATCTATTACGTCAATCAATCCTTTCATTTTATGTTCAATAAAATAGTTTAATAACTGACTTCTATCACCACCGCGTTGTGTGGTGTAATTATTTATAATAGCTTCTTTGATGTCTTCTGGTGTTTTGGTTAAGTCAATTAGCAAAGAATTACGGTTATAACCGTGTGCCATGTGTCCTTTTACAAATTCTTCTGGTTTCTGTGCTTTCCACTCTGCTAATTTGGTCTTTCTAATAGGGCTTTGACGTTGGCCTTTCACAAACACATCATCTGCTGATAATATATTAGGTACTCCGTCACCCTTATCACCTCTAATAATATGTTCTAATAAGACTTGATGTGCTGGCTCGTTAATCTTAACCCATTTCTTTTGTGCTGGTGCCCATTGTTTAACATTAGCCCATTTCTGTAGTTGTTTAAAGTCGTGATCGCCTGAGACTATAAGAAAAGGATCAGGTATATGTTCATCAAATGGTAACTGTCCACTTTCCTCTGGACTTGTGCCGTGTGTTTGACTGTATTCTGCTAGTGTACCTATAATATCATCTGCCTCAGCTCCGTCTACATCTATAACAGGATAAGGAAATACTTCTGCTAACTCATCTCTAACCAAGTTGAGTGCGTCAAATATCATATTCCAATCTAATTGACTAGCTTCCCGTGATGATTTTCTGTTTGCTTTATAATAAGGAAATACTTGCCGTCTCCAATAATGTCTGTTATCACATGCTATTACTAGCTCGCCATATTCACTCCCCCAACGCTTCTTATAAGAGCGTATGGTGTTTAATATCATATGTCTAAGCAAATCTAAATGTACTTCAACATCAGGACGTCCTCTCGTCTCTGCCATAAACGAACCTATTGCTGTTTGATTATAGTCTACAACAATCATTAGATAGCCTTTAAGATTAGCATGTGAGGATTAATACGGGTTTTAACTTTCATTTTCTTACCTCGTATCTTATCTACATAAGGACTGATAGCCTTAGGTCCTAGTTTCATAAATCCTTTTAGTTGTTCTTCATGCTTCCTTAGTGTTTTCTCATAAGATAATTCTGTATCATAGCCTGTAATAGACGTTCCTTTAACACCTAAACCACCTGCCATTCCAGATGTGTAGAGTCCTAGACGTTTTCTTTTTGTGTCATATACCCATACTTCTGTGCTACCTAATATATCTACAGGATTAATAGATGCTATATTCAAGTCTTTATTAGCTTTCATATGTCTTAAGCGAGAAACAATCTTACGTGGATCTTGTGGCTTCTTACGTCTAACTGCCTTCTTCGGAGTTGCTCCTAATTGCAACATGTCTAATAGTTCTTTTAAATGCTCTACGATCTTTCTGGCATTAGGTTTATTAATATGACTATAACCTTCGACTAACTGTTCATCCCAGTCTGATCTATCTCTAATATTACGAACTCTAACAAGCTCTACGAACTCATCATAAACATATGATATTTCCTTATGAGCCTGACTACACTCTTCCTTATTAAGATTAAGAGATCTAAGTAATGACTCATTCTCCATTACCTTTTTACCTGTACTTAATCTATCTACTATCTCATCAATAGCACCTATGAATATTGGTAGCTCATTCCTTATTGGAACGACTGTCATAACCTTTCTATGTTCTTTTTCTTTTTTATATTTTTCAGCAGTCTGGTCAAAGTATGGTAATTTGCTGTAAATGTATTCCCTTTGAGATTCTAACATCCAACCCACTTTAAGAGCCCACCAAGTATATTTTGAAATAGTTAAAAAGGCCCAATCAGGAGCTGCCAATGTTCTTTTAATCTCATCTTTAGTCCAGCCGGATTCTTTTTTAACCCATTCCCTAAAAGACTTATAACATTCTTTATTAGGTATTTCTTGATGTATGAAGTAATCAGCTTCTTTATATATCTTAGCTCTGTCTTCTTCGGTTACTGCGAGGCTTGCTTTGCCCCAATTAGGTTCAGGTAACAGATATACCTGACGTTTACGTTTAGTTCGTGCCATGAAAGGACTCCTTTATTAATCATACTACTAATTATAAGACCTCGTGAAGTAAAGGTCAACGGTCTAGAGTACCAATTATTCTGAGCTTTCTTCTTGCCAGGTAGATGTTTGTGGTTTGGGTGTTGTTGTTTCACCTAAGAACTTCCAGTTAAGGACTCTGTCATATGTGACTGTCCTCCAACCTTCTGCATCCACATCATATACTACTAACTGCCCTGGTTTTGATCTAGACACTTGCGTGGTACTTAATTCAGGAATAACACCAGGCTTTAAAGTGCAATTCATTTCTCTTACACTTCCATCCACCTTATGAAATCTAAACTGTCCGTACCCTAATTTTAACAACCCTTCTACCTCTTGGCGGTAGTCGTCATCGTTACGTCTAGGCTCATACCCTTTCTCTTCTATGTTAGGCATCTTTCTTCTCCTTCAATTTTTGATCTATTAACCATTGTAATTCTTTCTCTTTAACTGGGTCCATCTTAGATTCTTCACCGTATTTTGCTGGTAGCCAATCGTCTTCTGTTGGTTTAAAATTATCTAGCACTTGATTCTCTTCTATTTCTTGCCACTTCAACGTTCCTTTCATCTGCTCTGGTTCTAATGTAGTATCTTCTTCTAAGAACATATCGATATGCATGTCTTCTGTTACTTTAACAGTTTCTGGACCTAGCTCGTAATAGTCTCCTCTATCTACTGATCCTTTAGCTTGCCAGGACTCTGGGTCAGGCTTGTCTGTTGATGATATACCTACTTCTGGCACTGATTCCTTCTCAACAACATCGTCATCTAATCTTACAGGTGTTATCCTTCCACCCATTCTCTCTTTTATACTAAGGTTTGCTGCTATAACTAGAATTATAGCTAATGGGTCAAATACAAATATTAATAATAGTATAAGGATTACTACAGCTCTATCAATATTTTCTGTTGTATCGTCGCCGTAAAGAAATTGTGCTACATATCTCACAGGGCCAACTTCCTTGTCTAAATCTCTTACAATAGCTCGTTCCTCAAACAAGTCCTCATTGTATGCTCCTATTTGGTCGTATGCCTCGTCAATAGTGGCCTGGATCTCATCTATTTGTATGTCTCTAGTTGCTGAACTCTGACTCTCATTTTCCCTTAACCTGTTTATCTCATCATTAGCTCTGTCTATGTCGCCTTGTGTGGTTTCTCTATATTGTACAATTTGGTTACGATAACCTGCTATTTGTTCCTCAGCATAACGTCTAAGTTCAACTATATCTGCGTCTATCTTTGCTCTTTCCTCTCTTTGGCTCTCTCTTACTTGTAAACCTAATGCCACATTGTCAACAGTCTCGTCTCTTCTAAAAGCTCCTGTGTCTGTTGTCGTAGTACCTTGGTTAGTATAAGATGCAACTATAGCGTCTAAACCGTCAAGTTCTTGTTGTTTTTGTGCTAAATCTGTGTCCAAACTAGCCCTAATTTTGTCTATTTGTTCCTCAGAGTACTCTATGTCGCCTTGTATTCTTTCCCATGCCGTATCTCGTATCTCTTCCTGTTGACGTATGCTTTCTGTTACATCAAGAGTAGAACCTTGTTGGATTCTTAGTATTCTATCCTCAGCTGCTGCTATTTTGCCATTTTCTCGTTCTATTAGTTGTTCAACGCGCTCTACTTTTGCTTGTGCATCACCTGAAACTGCTGCCTGATCTAAATGTGCTTTAGATAGGAACCCGAATATACCTATTGATGTTATGATGGATAGCACTACGACAGATGTAACCATGTAGCTCTTCATTAAGAGACTGGTGCGTTGCCAATACTGATATATCCATGATGCTGTAACAAGTTTAGCAATTTCTAATACAACACCCATAGATAAAATAGCCATAGGTAGTGCTGAGAATATAGCCATAAGTCCTACGATGGAGAAGTACGCAGCTACTGCTGATACAGCTAGTGCTGAGAATACTGTTCCTATAATAAATGTCATACTTCTAGTCTGAAACATTAGTTTACTCCCCAATTTCTCCAAGTGGCCTGGTCTCTTGTTTTAGGCGACCATTCAATTGGTTGGAAATCTTTTAAGTGGCTGGCTCTTAATCTAACATGTAGCATATCATTAACACAAAACTCATCATCTCTTTGTTGCCATTGCAATAAAAACTCTTGCATCTTCGCAGGTGCACGTGATGAATATTCTGCTATGATTTCTTTTGTTAATGTCTGCGTACATTCTTTAACAACCTTTGAACTACCAAAGTATTTCTCAAATAGTTTATCTGTCTTGCAGGAATATCCAATATAATATCTTCCGTCTGGAAAATAAGTACAATATACTCTATGTTTTTTAGCCATATGACTATTTATGTGTTCTTTTACCGTCGAAAACACAGACAAAGTATAGATCTTCAGTACCGTCGTTAATAACTTGATGAAAGTCTCCATCCTCTATTAACTTAATATCACCTGCTTTGACTGGCCATTTAGCCTCTTCTATCTTTATTTTGCCTTCGCCTTCCACAAAAATATAAACTTCTTCTTGCCCAGGATGTGTATGTCCTGTTGTTCGTTTGCCTGGATACAGTCGTGTACTGCTTAATACCAAGTTGTTTAAGTGTGTATTGTCTTTTACTTCATAGGTATCGTTTGATTTAACGACCACACCACCTACGTCACTAATTGTTTGCTTCATATTCTTCCTCATATATATCTTTCATTTCAAATGATTGCTCTTGTTCCAATTCTTCACCACAAAATGGACAGAACTTTAAGACGTAGAAGTGATGATCGTGATCATTTTCTAAATGACCAACACCCTCACATTTCATACATTCAAATCGATCTCTACCTTCCATTCTTTGCAGCTCCCCAAACCTCTGACCAATCTCCTGTTAGAGCACCACGAGCATAATCGGTAGCTCTGTTCTCAAAGAAGTTTGTATGAGTAGGAGCGTTAATCATCTCCTCTACCCACAACAAAGGATTTCTTTTATGTTTAAATATGCCTTTCATTCCCATTGCTATTAGCCTTCTATCTGCTATATATCTAATATATTTCTTAACTTCTTCTGGCGTCAAGTTCTCCATTGGACCCATAGCAAATGCTAGATCAATAAACTTATCTTCTAGTTCAACCATCTTCTCTGCTATGTCGTAAATTTCTTTCTTTAATTTGTCCTTCCACAATTTTCTGTTCTCTTTTATATACTGTCTGAATAGTTTTATCATAGATTCAGCGTGCATTGTTTCATCTACGATGCTCCATGTTATTATTTGTCCCATGCCCTTCATCTTACCGTGACGTGGAAAGTTTAGTAGCATTATAAAAGATGAGAACAGTTGCATGCCTTCAGTAAATGCTGAGAATGCTGCTATATTTGTAGCTACAGACTCTGGTGTGCCGTTAGCATTAGCTAACTCCATGAAGTATTCATGTTTATCCGCCATAGATTGATATTCTAAAAACTCACTATAGGTAGACTCAGGCATTCCTAATGTCTCGATTAAGTGACTATAAGCTGCTATATGTAGTGCCTCCCGTGCTGCAAATCCTGATAACATCATACGAATTTCAGGTTGTGGAAAGTATGGAAGATAATTATTAACGTAACTACCTGCTACATCTATATCTCCTTGTGTAAAGAATCTAAATATATTTGTAAGGAAAGCCTTCTCAGGATCTGTTAGTTTGTCCTTCCAGTCCTTTACATCATCTGCCATAGGTACTTCTGTATGTATCCAATGTGATTGTTCGTGTTTAAGCCATGCTTCATACGCCCAAGGATAATTAAATGGTTTAAAATATGTTCTCTCTTCTGTTAATCTTGCTTTTCTAGGCCGTGCCATAGTCTATCTCTCCTGCTTCTTTAAACCCCCATTCTCTTTCCTTACACCAAAAACATTCACCACATCTTCCACGTATTAACTCTACGCAGCTATGTGAGAAACGACTTATATCATTCAATACATTAAATTCTTTTGCTAATAAGACTATTTGATCTTTAGTTAAGTCTGCAAAAGGTTGTAAATATATCTCACTTATAGGTGTTCCTTCGTGTTTATAATCAGAATCTCTAGCTAATAGCCTGGGTCCTGGTGTGTGATAAGAACATAAGCTCTTATAATTAGGTGGATATTCATTTACTCCATTAAATAGAACATCTGCATAGCCATTGACTATTACTTCTTTCATTCCACCTAGTAATTGTTGTTGTACTTCTTCTCCTTGATAATCTTGTTCCCTATTCCAGTCTACACCATCTGAGTTTATTACCCAAGGATGCAACTGTTTTGTTCCATAATAATCACAAGACCACTCTAACATTCTAGTAGCGTATGTTAATGCTCCATCTACTTTAGGTACTGTGAATGGAATACACTCTTGATTTCGTTCTAAACATTCTCCATAGACTATATGCCACAGGATAGAACTATCTAATCCTCCTGAGACCACAACACCTATCTTTTTATCCCTAGGTATTTGCATTTACAAATTTAACTCCTTCAAAATAACTATAATCTTCTTCATAAAAATTCATTACTGAATCAACTGTTTCTTCCCATGTCTTATGCAGTAAAAAATTCTCTGGCATACGGTTTAATTTATATTTTAACCAGTCATAAGCTTTCTCATGATCTTCATCTACGTAGGCAAATCCTAATTTTTGTTTATACTCTAAAACTCCTGGCTCATGCCACAATTCAGGTTGACTAATAGGATTGATTCTTTTATGACGCCGTAACCAATACCTATACATCTTCTCGCCTATTAATATTTCTTCTACGACATTTCTGTTATAAAGATAAACTCTTGCTAACTTCACGTCTATCATACTTACACAATCTTTCTGAAAGGTAAAGTGAGGGTCTTCAAAACTTTCAGGAATATCATCTGAACCGCTGTCCACAACCATATTAATTGCACTCATCCAACGACTAAATGGATCTCTATATATTAAGAAACATTTATGAGAATCTGTTAGTCCTGCATTACCTATCTCATGGTCTTCCATTACATATTTCATGGTCTGTGAAGCATTTTTATATATCCATAAAAAATGCTTGTCATAGTGAGGCGAATAGTATGTATTACCATTCATCATTAACCCTCACAAGCTAGACATTCACCATCAGCCACGTCTCTCATATCTAATTCCTGTATTATCTCTCTTTCTATTCGTTTAGAAACTTTATCTGCCTTTCCTAACTTCTCTGAACGGCAATAATATAACGTTTTAATACCTGACTTCCATGCTAAAAAGTGAACAGCATGTAGATATGCTATATTTGCGTCAGGCCTGAAGAAAAGATTTAAAGATTGTGCTTGATCTATGTACTCTTGTCTATCTGCGCCATGTTCAATTAACCATCGTTGATCTATTTCCATAGATGTTTTAAATAAGCTCTTCTGTTCGTCAGATAATATTTTTAAGTGTTGTACAGAACCATCGTTGCTTATGATCGACGACCAAATATCGTCATAATTCGTTCTCGGATGTTTTTCACAATACTCTGTGATGATTGCATCCAGGTATTTATTTTTGTTGAGGTATGCACCCGATAAGGTATCTTGCCTGTAAGCATTAGCTCTAAACGGTTCAATAGATGGCGAAGTGTTCCCCATAATAATACTACTGGAAGCATTAGGAGCAATAGCCATAACATGGCTAAAACGAACCCCTCTTCCTTTAGCATCTGGAGCCTCTCCTCTTTCTTTCCCGAGCCTTTTGTTTGCTTCATCTAATTTTCCTCTAATGTATCTAAATATTCTCAAGTTGGCACCACGTGCTTGTGCACTTTCCCATGCAATACCATTCTTTTGAAGGTAGGCATGAAATCCTAAAGCTCCAACCCCTATGCTCCTTTCACGACTAGCAGAGTATTGTGCTCTTCTAACCTGTGAGGGTGCGTTATCTATAAAATATTGCAAGACATTATCTAACATCTCTGCAACATCGTCTAAAAATTTTGGATCTCGAACCCAGGCTGCGTAATGCTCTAGGTTCACAGACGATAAACAACATACTGCTGTCCTTTTTTCGTCTGTTGGTAAAATAATCTCTGAACAGAGATTACTCTGATTAATTCTTAACCCTAATTCCTTTTGGAATTCAGGCATCTGTCTATTACTTGTATCTATAAAATGTAGGTATGGTTCCCCTGTTTCCATTCTAAGTTCTAGTATCCTTTGCCATAATCCTCTGGCTGATACTGTTTCTGTTACTGCTCCTGAATGTGGGTCTGTCAAATTCCAGCCATCATCAGCATCATCATCTACCATACACCGTTCTATTATTTCCATAAAACGATCAGTTATATTAATTCCATGATGAAGGTTAAGACATCTCATATTAGGATCGCCTGTTGCCTTTCTCATTTCTAAAAACATTAACACATCTGGATGGGAGATATCTAGGTATGTAGCATACGAGCCTCTTCTTGTTTTGCCCTGTCTATATGCTAAACAGGACGCATCGTATGTTTTTAGGTGGGACATAACTCCTGTTGATTTATCATCAGAACTCCTTATGCCAAATCCTATACCTACACCTCCACCTAACATTGACAACCAATTAGTCTCAGACAGGTTTTTTACTAATCCTTCTGCTGTGTCATCAATATAATTTAAGAAGCATGATATAGGCATACCACGATTAGAGCGTCCATAGGAAAGAATAGGAGTGCTGTATGAGAGCCAATGCTTACTGGCGTATTCATATAGTCTTTGTGCATGTTCTGGATTGCTAGCAAACTGTGAACTTACATAAGCAAAACGTTCTTGAGGAGAGGTTTCCTCGTCCTTCATGTAACTTTCTCTTAATCTTTGTAATCCTAACTCATCAAATAGAGTATCACGATCCCTGTCAATTTGTATGCCTAAATAATCTTCCCTTGCCACTCTTTTATTCCTTGTACTACTTCTTCAAATGTTTTGTCTTTAAATGATATCCTGGCCATTACTCTTTGTTTGTCAGGATTCACCCTATGTAATATACTTGTATTCAACACCGCTGCTTCATAAGTAAATTTTCCTTCTTCATACTCTACTGCTGTAAATTGTCCTTCTAAAATAATGTTTATTGCACACTTTACACCTTTACGATTATATTGACTTTTTGTTATTTCATTATCAACATGCCAAGGATAATCAGATTCTATCCACATATATGCAGTCGTAAACTCACCCCAATCTGTTGGGTAGTGTTCTAAAAAACTCTCTCTAAACTTTGCCAATTCAGGAGTAAAATCATTATATGGTAATGCAGTTATTACTCCATAATCCTTGCCTTTATATGTGTAAGGAATTTTATATGCTTTGTCTTTTACGTTGATTGCTTCAGTTCTAAGCTTTTCAGAGTCCCAAAAGGACTTCAGTAAAGGATAGACTGGGGTCATTTCAACTTCAACTTGTTCTTCAGCTCTGCGTTCTCTGCGTTTAACTCATTAATGCGTTTATATGCGCTAGTGAGTTGGCCTTGCATAGTATTTACTTCACCTTTAAGTAGGGTAATCATGCCATTTAGGGCTTCATCTATTTGTACTAACTTTCGTCTGTACACTTCAGCTTGTCCACCCAGGGAGATAGCATCTTCTTCAGATGTCATTGGTTTAACCATTAACACTTCCTCCAACTAATAAATTTAAGTTCAGCTTCCAGATTTTGGAACACATTATTACTTATAATATCTTCCATATTGACTGTCTGAACACCAGCCAACACCATTTCATTTATATCTTTTTCCAGAATGTTGTCAGGCCATATTACGACCCTTTTACCAGACTTAATATATCTGTCAACGATGTTACAGACTTCTTTATTCTTAGGCTGATTATCTACGATAATAATACTATCCTCTGGAAGATTTAATGTTTCTATTTTATTAAACGAAGTGCCTGCGCATGCTATACAATTATCTAAAAACAAACTGTCTAAAGGTCCTTCAACAATTTTTACAGGCTTACTTTTACTTATACAATCTAATCCAAAAACTGTTGGACTATCTTCATTTATTTTAACCAATATGTACCTTAATGGTGAGTTACCATATGATCTTAATGTGACTGCTGTTAGGATACCTTCTTCATTAAAGAATGGTATTGCCAACCTAGATTCGTCTGACTTTATCCTGTCTTTATATTTAGGATTTAACTGACATATATCTTTAATGTTCTCTATGTGATATAACCTGTGCCATTGATCTTTAGGTATCTGTCTTTGGGTACAATACTCTACTGCCATATGACTAGCATCTAACGTATCAACTCTATCCATAAGTTTGTCAATCAATCTATCAGGAGCACCAAATTCTGGTGTCTTAAATTCAAACTCAGGTTCTTTATTGGCGCGAGGAGCTGCTACACCCTCTGAATATCTTTCCAGAATGTACTGTTTATGTAATAATGGATCTGTTATTTTTAATAACCCACCAAAGGTCTTACCGGCGTCACAATTATGACACTTGTAGAACATGTCGTTCTTTTTACGGTAAATATATCCTCGCGCCTTGTTCTTTTTCTTTGAACTGTCGCCACAGATAGGGCAACGGAAGTTAAATAGGTAATCGTCCTTACGTTTGAATCTATCAAACCGGTGTGAGATCATCATTATATATTTCAAGTCTAAGTGTAGCATATAGTCATAATTATAGTAGATCCCGAACCTGGAATCAAATAGAATTATACCGTTTTGGTGTTCTTTACTACTGTGCTAATAAAGACACAATCTTACCCATATTGGGGAAGAGTGCAGATCCAGCGATCAAGGCTCCTAATAAGACCCATTTCCACTTCTCAAGTTGATCTATACGTTTTTCCAGATGTGCTTGTTCTTTATCTATATGTGTGCGAAGTTTTTCAATAGCTAATAATATCTTTTCGTTATGGTCTTTTAATGAGTCGGCTGTTTCCCTGGATGCGGTTGTAATTCTAGAGTGTAACTCTTTCACTACTGCGTCTGATTCTTTTCTTCTTTCCATTCGATCTCTTTCCGATGTGTCAAGGCGTTCTTCATGCACTGCAATAGTTGCTGCTATCACCGAACTTGCCTCTCCAATTTTATCCAAAGTATTATCTAATTTACCAAGCATATGGCCTAATGAGGCGATGTCTGCTTTGATAGTAGCTATTTCTCTGTCAGTTTTACTTGCTGCTGCTGGCATTTTTCTTTATCTTCTTATTTATTTTCGCTTTCCGTCTAAATAAACTAGGCATTCCGATACCTGGATATGGCCATTTTGCCAATGTTCTTACACCTGGCTCACCTCTAGGGCCTATTCCGATAGCGTCAATACCACCATGTCCTACAGCATTAGCTGCTACTTCTTCTGTAAAATAATCTTTAAATGATATAAGATTATGCTCTAATAACTTTGCGTTCTGTTGAACGTGTTCATCGTTCATATAAAGTTCTAACAATGTTGCTACATCTTCAAAAGTGTCTTGTTCTTCATACTCCCTCATCAGTGCTAACGCTGAGGCAAAAGATAATAATCTTTTACCCTGATAGTTAGCTGAATGATTAAGAGCATGTTGTACTTTATATACGAATTTCTGAAGCATTGAATACATGTTTAACTCTTGTGTTCCTGATGGTTCACGAAGTTTCTTTCCTGTCTTATCTACAATGCCTGCTTTAAACGCTTCCGACTTTTCAATCGGTGTGGCCATCATCTTTAAGATTCTTAATGCTACTATTGCGTCTAATGCTCTGGACATTTATATTTTCCTTAAAACTTCTATTAACTCATCATTCAATGGAACATCTGTTTCTATATTCTTTGGTAGGTTAGCGGAATAAACTACTTCCTCTGGAATCCTATCTAAAAATACTAAAAACGTTTTCAAATTACTCCAATATTTTTCCTCTAGTTTGAAAAACAACATTTCTGTCGTTGCATTTCCAAACACATTATATAAAAGAACGAGATGATTTATAATCAACCTTTCATTTGGATCGCCTGTCTTTTCATATCTGTTAAACAAGCGTTTCAAATATTTAAATCGTTTTAAATCATCTTCTAATTCCGACATTCCCGTACATGACGGGTTGTCGTAATGTTTAATGGCAAAAATCAAAAAATTATCATTATTTAGTTCAGTCATTATTAAGCCACGGTTGCTGTCCCTCCAATGAAGTACCATTTTGCTAACCCTGTATCATATAATAATGTGGCTGAGTGTCCAGCCTGGCTAAAAGATATACTATTAGCCGTATTTGAATTTGCTAAGGTTACTGTATGGCCACCGGCATTGGAAGACATTATAATAATTTTTATCTGTCCATCCGATCCAGCAGCTAGAGTACATTCTCCTGCTGCTGAAACATCATTGATCCATGTAACATTAGTGGTTAATTGTATAGCTGCTGCTGCAGTAATTGTATCGTGATCTCCTATTGAAATCTTATCATTAAATACTGCGGGAGTTGCTATGTTTCCAAATAATGCTGCATTTGTAAGTGATTTAGAGTCTGTACCCTGAACCAAATACAATTTATCGGCAGCGGCTGCATTTGTTGCAGCCGTAAGATCTGATACTTTACTATCTGCCATTAGTAACTCCTATTACGCTACGACTGTTATTGTACCAGCTGCTGTACCTATACTTGCTGCACTTGTGATAGTGGAAGCTGTGTTAGTTCCATTATCTTTAATTGTGCCTGAATTTAATGCAAGTGGATTGGCTCCAAAGCTTAATACGTCATTGGCGTTTGTAGCTGCGTTTGCTGCTGCAATAACAAGTGAGAACACTAATTCATTGGTACCTGTACCACTAGCGTATGATAATACATGTGGTCCACGGCCTGAACCAGAACCTTGGTTACCATTGGTAACTGATAGTTGTGGTGTTCCTGTTACTGCTACTTCTTCATTGAATCTTACTCTAGCTGAAAGCGTAAAGCCTGCTGACTTATCTGCTGCTGTTGTAATCCATTCAATTTCTGTTATATCTGCTGCTCCAAGATTAGTTGTTAGAGAAGACATGGCTACTAGAACTTCTGGATCAGCGCCTGTACGGCCATTTCCTGTCATAGTAGATCCTGCTTCAACTACCCAACCTTGAGTGCTAGCATATACTTCTTTTTTCTGAGCAGTTGTTAACCATTTAGGCTTACTTTCATCTGCGTCTGTTGCTCCCCAATTTGGCATTTTTTTTCTCCTATTCTACGTGTTTTTTAAAATTGTCATGTGATGCATGAGCGTGATCTTGCATCTTTAGTTTATCTGCCGGCTTGTGCTTCATATATCTATCTAAAAATTTATGTGCATGTGCCGAACTCACTTTATGAGTCTTTCCGTCTTTAAACTTGACTCCATCGTGCTTATCACCTAATGATACTGCCTTTCTCATTTGAGCGACAATATGTTCTGGGCCTTTATTCTCAGAACCATCATGTTTACTTTTTCCAGGCTTTGGGTCCTTTTTAACAGGAGCCATTCCTCTACCCGAATCTTGTTTAATATCTCTTAAGGCATCCTGTTTGGCGCCTTCTTGGACATCGTTATATAATCTGTCTGTTTCCTTTTGAAGTTCTACATTAGGATCTATTACTAAAGGATCAGGACTTAATACGTCTCTAACTGTTTTGTGAACATCTCTAATCGCCTGATTAGGTGTCTTAGGCAATGGATTTTCCTCTTCGCCATCTGTTTCTGTTTCTTCTCTTGTGTATGTAGTCTTTCCGCCGTATCCTGTAACTTTGCCGTCTTTGTTTTTAGAAACAAATCGTTGGCTAGATTTGACTTTAAGCCCCATACTCTTTTCCATAGACTTGACTGCTTTTGAAGCGTCTTTTAATTTAACTGCTCCACCAATTCCACCTTCTTCTAACTCGGATTCTTTTAGTTTAAGTTTTTTCTCTGCTCTTTCCAAATTCTTCGTATCTTTAGGCCATTGAACATTGGCATTGCCAATTCTTTCTTGTTTAGCCTTCTTATAACTCTTTAAAGTCTTTGGTGAAAGTTCAGTCAAATCCTGTTCTTTAACTACCTTCTTTTTCTTAGCATAAGAAATAGTTTTCTTACTAGCTGCTTGTTTAGACAACCAGTTAGGATCTTTTCTCTTTGCTCTACCTTCACTGCTGTCATCAAAGTATCCATGACCTAAAGCATAATCTTTAAGTCTACCTTCTTCTAAAGGATGTTCTAATTCTTCGTTGGCATGTTTTAGATGTTTCTGAGCTTCCGGATGATCTGATAGGCCTTTCTTAACCTTTTCCATTGCTTTGGCTGCTCCGGAATAATTACCACCTTTGTATCTCTTATCAAAAGCTATACCCTTTGCCATCTTAAGATGTTTTTTGGTTATTGTTTCATCTAAATCGTTAAAAAATTCTTTTTTCTCTTCTTGAGGAATATCTCTGATGTTCTCGACGCCTTTATCTTCTAATGACTTATTAAGGTGCTCTTTGTAAGCCGCGTTAAACGCTAAAATATCTTTGGTTATTTCAGACTCTCTTACACTTGACTTCTCTTTTTCTTTTCTCAGAGACTTAGGTAGGTCTGATAAATCACGTTTCCTACGTTTAAATTTCTTATCAATTAAACCTTCTCCAAGTTTTGGCCTCTTGTCTGTTCCTTTAGTCTCTTCTACATCAGGTTTGCCTGACTGTTTAGGACCATCGGTAATTTCTGGGACTACTGAACCGCCTTGTTTAGGTGACTCTTTATCTCCCTCATGTTTGTCTGCTGGGCGATTAGCGCCTCTTGCATGTTCTTCTTTCATGTCTTCTTCCTCTGCATTAGATTGGCCGAGTCCATTTGTGTCTTTAAGTTTTTTGCCAGAAGCTTTCTTTTTGACCTTCTTGTCTCTTTTAGCTTCTTGCTCATCTTTGTTGCCATCATATATGATGACATCTTCTTCACTTATCACGCCTGTTTCCTCGGTCTGATATTTAGTCTTTTGAGTGTGTAACCTAGCTCTATTATATGTAATGTCGTCTCCAAATTGAAACCCCATCATTGAATCGAGCAACTGTCTCAAAGCTTGTCTTTCATAAGGTGTTAAAACCTTACCCATTTTAATACTCGCCAAAGCTCTGTGTAATATGGGTAACTGTCTAGCTGGCATCATGCCTTGCCTAATCAGTCTATCTAGTCTTTGATTAATACTTTCCACTCATTTTCCTCTTATTACTTGTATTTATACATTCCGGCCACTAGATAGCCAATTTCTTTTGTTTATACGTTTCTATAAAGTTCTTTGCATATTCACTTGGTATTGGTAACTCGCTTTGTAGTTTGGACATATCTTCCCATTTATATTGTGGATCTATTAACCAATTATGATAGCCAAATGGCAATGGTGGCTGATCAGTTCCCGTTGTGTACCACTCATGTTCCAAAAAGTTTATTACTTCATACAAATCTAGAGTATCTGATTTCCAGTTCATAAAAGATACTTCTTCCTGGAATGTGCTTTCTTCTGTTTTATATACAGTTTTATTAGGATTTTCTTCTCTTTTCTTAAGAGCTTCATACATTTTGCCATATCTTTTTTGAGGACCATCTTTCCATGTTCTATTGCCTATAATAGTTTCTGTAAATCCGTATTTTGCTGGGTCTTTTGAAAATCTGCTTTGTTCATCGTATGGTCTTGGGTCACTAGGTATCCACAAAGGATTGATTAAAGCAGTTTGGCCTTGCCAATTATTTTCTAACCATCTTTTTGTTTCCCTTAGAGTATCTAAAGTTTCATATGGTAAACCAGCAATTAAATTTATATGTCCCTGAAAAAATCCTTGCTGCTTAGCCCAATGTTTGTAATTTAAAAGACCATCTTGTAGTTTAACAGTTTCCATGCCCTTTCCTACCGACTTTCCTGAAGGTCTATGGAAAGATTCAATGCCATAGAATTGAGAATTTAATCCTAAATCATGTATCATTTGCCAGTCATCTGGTTTAGAAACTAATAAATCTCCTCGAATATAACCTGCCATATTAGGTTTAAAGGGTAGTTTTTTAATTTGATTAGCATATCTGTATAGCTTTTCTGTGTAATCGTTTACTGTTTCGTCTGCTATTGAGTAGTTAGTTACACCCCATTTTTCATAATTTGTAAGTAATTCATTATATAAATTGTCCTCTGCTCTGCTGTGATCTTCTTTAATTCCTCTATGGGTTAGTGTACAGAAGTGGCAATTAAATATACAACCACGGCCAAACTCTACTGTAAGGACCTCCTGTGGCTGGATATGATCCCTATCTTCGTAATAAGTAGATAAGTCTTTTAATTGTGCTGCAGGATAATCATGTGTTGCATCTATACGACGGTAAGGATGTCCATTAAGCCACATGTGATCTGAATACTTTGGATTGCCTTTAAGAATAGCAGTTATGGCCAATTCTCCGTAACCGTGTACCACATAATCAATTGGTAATCCTTCTACATTATATAATGATTGAGAGCCTGCTACGATTAAAACGTCAGGATATTCTTTTTTAAACCAGGGTACAAATTTATATAGATGTTTAAATCTAATTGAGAATGTAGCGCTTAGGCCTAAGAATTTTGTTTTGTTTGTTACTCGTTGGCGGGAGAACTCTTTTAACTCATCTAGAGTCCAAGAGTTTACAAAGTCTAGAACTTCTATATCCCAACCTTCTCGTCTTAAGTGTGTTGCTATTTTGTGAGCTCCTGGAGCTCTTTTGATTGAATCATAATAATAGTCAACCACACCACCCATAATAATACCGTGGTTCATATTGTTATTTATTACACTTTTAGAAAACTATATATCATGTCGGCATAATCGTCATGTGAGTTCTGGCCAGGGTGGGCATTGTCCATAGGGGCTCTGTCATGCCATTCCCATCTAGGTAATGATACATCAGGATAATCTTTCAGGAGGCCAAATGATACATCTCTTGCATAACCACCCATTGCCAATTTTATTTTCTTTTGTCTAGCTATTCTTGCTATGTTATCTACATGTTTCCATAAAAATAATTGTAATGGCACTCCTTCCTTACCTGCTTTAATTTCATCATTTAGTTCGTCGTATTGTTTCTCATCAAAATTACAAAGTAACTGAACCCACTCCTTACTGTGCGGAACGATATTTGTTAGTGCTCCTAATACCTTAAACTGCTGATCTCTAAAAGATAATAATTTAATCTCAGGGAATGAAACTATTGCTATATCAATATCCATTAAATGAGTTACTAATTGGAATTTCTTGTGTACGACTAACATGTTGGCTCCTGCCGAACCAAAATTATATACACCGTAATTAGGAGGTAGTTTTTCTTGTAGTCTCTTAGGAAAACTATACTCTACACCCGCTCCCATAACATCACTAGAGCCAAAGCATCCTACCTTAATCTTTCTTTCTAAAGGAAAATCATCTCTATGATTGTATTTGTTAATTTGATAATTCCAAGGATAATCTTCCCAACCGTATAATGTAGATGTTTCTACAGGGCCTTTAAAATCTTTTAATATACCATAGGGTGCTAGATCATCTAATGTTTTAAAGTCTTTGAAATTTTTTGCTATAAATTGTTCACTAGCGTAGTTGTTTTTCAGCGAGTCTTGAGATAAAACCTTCTTCAACCATCCTGAATAAGTCACTTTGTCTGCCATGATATTAGCCTACTGAGAAACTGAACGCTTTATATGCTTTTGATTTTCCTTTGAGTGTTGGTCCACCAGTACCAATACGTGATTTGAATTTTTTAGGTTTAGGTGCTTTGTACTTGCCTGGTTTTTTAATTGCGTATTTTTTAGCTTTTTTTCCAGAAGCACCACGTATTGGTTTGGCTGCTTTAAATTTCTTACTGACTGTTGCACTTCTTTTGCCTCTATTTTTCATACGATTAATTTCGTTCTTTCTTAACTGAGGCATTAATTTAACAGAAATACGACTAACTAACGGCTGGAATCTTTTTATCATTCTTTCTAAACGTGCTTTCTCTGCTGGTGGTAGAGTGGATCTGTCCCTGCCTCTTAATAGACGTTTATAAACCATAAGTCTTGCACCACGTGTTGCCCTACGTTTTAATCTATCTGGAGTAGAGCCACGTCTAAGTGCTATACCACGTGCTACTTTTAATTTTTGTCTATTACGTCTAGCAGCAAAACGTCTTTTCATACGTCCTTGTACGGATAATTCTTCCGTAACTGCAATATCATTTAAAGAATCACCATCAAAGTCATCATAAGCTAATTCATCTGGATCATATAATCCCATTTTAACTTCTTGATCAAATGTTATGTTCTCTGCTTCTTTATCTAATGCTTTAACATCTTCCCAAGTAATTTCTCCACCTTCATATGCTCCTGTAAGGATGCCATCTAAGTTTGATTGCCATTGTGCATTTACTGCATTGTCTTCAGGGTATTTTTCTTTGGAGTATTCAGCCTGTAATGGATTTATTTGATCTAAATTAAACCCTTTATCTTCTGTTACTTTAACACCCTTCTCATCTTGTGGCTTTCTTGCTTTAATGTTTAAGGGTTTAATGGGATCATTTGCTGGATTGTCTTGTCCTGGTGTTAGCTTTTTAAAATAATCTCTTCCAATATCTGTGCCCCACTCATGACTGCCAGGACCCATTGCTGCTTTATATTCTGCTGTTTCAAAGATCCAACCTATCTTACTATTAATAGAATCGCCTGCTGCTAATGCTTTTTGTCCTATAGACCATGCTGGCTTAGGATATCTTTTTAAATTTTTGCCGATCCATTTGCCCTTAGGCTTATCGGATTTTAACGTGTAGGAACCTATTACGTTAGACTTAGGACTTGAAAAAACAAACGCTCCATCTTTACCGCTGTCTTTTTTCTTAACTTTTTTAACTGGTTTTTTAATAGGACGACCAGAAGCTGCGTCTTCTCTCTGTATCTGTGGGTGATGACTATCTTGTCCTACTCCCATTGACGGCCCTTTCCTAATCTTTTTTTTTGTCTTTTTAGCATAATGCTTAGCCATTTGATCTAGCTCTTTATCTGAAGGTCGTTTACTCCAGCTCTTAGGTGGATCGTAGTCTTTAGGAAATTTAATATCTTCTGCAAACCTAGCTTTTAATGCTGTCCTGGCATGCCTCATTTTCATTTCTTTTTTCCAATCACCCTGAGGGCCTGGCTTCAATCCCAATTTCTTTCTAATTTTGTTTTTAATTCTTTGTTTACCTTCTGTATATTCAGGCTCAAATTGTTGTGTAAAGGTTCCTTCTGCATAGGCCTTTTTGGTTGAATGTTTCCCTTTACCCCACATACTATTTTTAACATCTTTCATAGTGGGTGTAGGTTTTCTTGTAGACGATATTACTTTTTTACTTAATATTTTTTTACTTAAAGCTTTGGTTGCTTTAATTTGTTTGTGTTTTTGACTCCAGCCCTTGTCTTGTCTTTCTAGATAATCTGCTGTTTTATAAACTGGATATTGTTCGTTAAAATCTTTCCACGCTGTTGCGTAAGCTATAGATTTTTCTCTTTTGGTGAGTTTGCCGTCCTTGGCGTAACTCTTTTTGATGTGTTTGACCATACGCTCGTGTTTAGCGGATGGTGGCGCTACTTCGCTAATCTTTTTTTTTGGGGGCGACCAAAAGAACCTATTTGGCCTATTGGGTTTTTGCTAGCATCTACTGATAACCCTGTACGTTTCTCTGCTGCTTTAATGGATTTTCTTGCTTTTTCTAAACCACCAGACATTAATTTGGATAGGCTTTCTACCACTCTTTCTTGTTCATGAACCAAGCCTACAGTCTTGCCTTTCTTGTCTTTTACTGGTTTTCCTGTTTTTGAATATTCTTTTTTAAATATTTGCTTACCAGCTCTTCTAATATTCTTCATCTGTTTAGAATCTAACTCATGAGGTGGTGTATCAGAAAGAACTTTATGTGTATATCTTTTTAATGTAGCAGGCGATAGTTCTTGTAAATCGTTAAACTCTCTAAAGTGACGTGCATATGGACCATACTTCTTTTTTAATCTTGCTTTAGCTTTTTTGGCATCAGCATCTGAAATTCTAAATCCGCCTGTATCATGCTTTGCTCTTTCTAACTTTCTTTGTTTTTCGTCTTGTCTTTCTGCTTTTGATTTTTTAGCTGCGTCCTTGTTACCTTTTAGTAAAAGAGATGATGGGTACTTCTCTTCTTTTTGAACATGATGTCTTTTAGGTGAACCACAGCTTCTACATTGATCACTTCTATTTTTCTCTGCGCCACAATCTCCACAGTCCCAACCTGTTTTGGCTGCTCTGCCACCGTCGTACATTTTTCTGGCTTCTCTAATATCTTCTACAACATTTTCAGGTATATCTAAATACTCTGCTGTTTCCTTTACAGACCAATTAGTTTTAATACCTTTCTTTTTCATTTCTTTTTCTATTCTTTTATTGTGTAGCGCCATTGTTTTCTTATCAGTGTCTCCACCTGGGTCTGATTCAATAATGTTTGAAATTCTTTCATAAAGTCCACGATCACCGGAAAGTCTTCCTCGTTTACTAACCTTTCTTAAATCGTCTTTTGCCACTCTTCTTGCTCCTTTAGAGCCGGCTCGTTTACTTTGTTTAGCTGCTGCTGGAGAATAACCACCGGAAGTTCGGCCCCATGTGCCTGCTTTAAGTCTTCCAATTTTTTTGTCAGTATTACTGTTAGTCATCCTCTACGCCAATTTGTGCCTTATATTCATTATTTATACTTTTTTCATAGTAGACAATGATAGTTTTCTGCTGTTCTATATATCTTTTTAATTCTCCCATGTTTAGGGATAGATTTTCATAGTCAGGGACACTAATAGCGAAGAAAACAAAGTCTCCGTAGTCTTTTTCAAATTTTTCTTTAAATTCTTCGAAGTTATCTGCTGTTACAGCATAAAACTGTACAGGATATAGATTAACACCCTGTGGGTGACCCATTATAGGTATGTTTCTCTCTACAAACTTTGTCTGTACCTGTACTTCTTTTGGTAATAAACTACAGCTACTCAGGCTTATCAGCAGTGGTAGCAGTAGAATCTTCAAAGTCTTCGAATAACTTTTTTGTTGCATTATTTACTCTCGTTTCTATTAACCCAGGTTTCCTCAGGGTTAGCATTGTTAAATCATGTGATCTTAATTTTTCTTGTAAGGCATCGCCATATTCTTCTGATGCTTGTAATTTTACTTTCAATTCATCGTTGGCTAGTTGGAAAGCTCTATTATCTAGCGTCATTTGATCTATTGTTTCTTGGTTAGTTGTTGCTGCTATTGCTAATGCAGCATTATTTTCTGTTAGTCTTTCTATCTTTCTTTCTGACATCCAATAATAACCGCCAAAAGCTAGTATCATCGCAACTATTATTCCTATGAGTATTTTACTCATTTATTTTCCTCTCTAACTCGTCTATCTTGTTTGCGAGTAAGGGATAGTCCCTTCTCCATTTAACTTCTTTTTTGGCCACTTCTATATCATATTTTTCAGACAAATAATTCATAAATTTATCTACCTTTAACTGAAACCATTTGCCTGCTTTAGTATTTAAAAACCATTTAGCAAATGCTGTACCAAAGGTAGCAGTTGCCATTGATATTAATAATCTATAAACTATTAACATTTAAATTCTTCCGCAAGTAGGAATCTTTTAAAGTCTTTATATCCTGTTTCGCCTTCGTTTAACTTCATGCCTTCTCTTGTTGCTTTATATAATTTTTTAGCATGATCGTCAGCATGGTTAGTATGTAACCCTGCTTTAAACGATTTGTAATCACCATTTCTAGCGTGGTCTCTCATTTTTGTACCACTAATTCCTGCTACACCTGTAGCATCAGGGTCTCTTTGGCCTGCTGAAAGTATATGTATTTTCTTATAATTGTATTCTTTTCCATTATACTTTTTAGCTAATGATTTAAAGTCTTTTACTCTATCACTACCAACTACCATTGTTGCGTGTGTATGTCCTTCTTGATTAAACTTCTTTAATTGGGCTAAGAAATGTGGGTGATCTTTTGTTGAATGCTCAAAATTAACATCTGGATGCACATGTCTTAAAAATTCTTTTTTATGTTCGTGGTGTAAAGGGTCTGCCTTATGATGTTGTTTATGACTCACTATTACAGCATGATTTGCCCCTATCTTATCTGCATGTGACTTAACTTTATCTACGACTTTGCTATGGCCAGCAGTAGGTGGGTTCATACGGCCGTATGAAAATACAATATGTTTGTCTTCTGCCATATTAATTGCTACAAGTACATGGATCGCATTTACAGCTTTCGCATTTGCACATGATTGCCTCCTGTTTTATTCTTCATCTAATAACTCTTGTATTTCTTCTTCTAGACGATACCATTCCATACCTTTGGTTACTTCTTGCTGTTTTCTCAATTCTTCTATTCTTTGTTTCTTTCTTCGATACTCTTTTCCTTCTTCAAGCATCTTGTCAACTACTTTCTGCAACTTTTTAAAGTCTTCGTCCCCCATGGTTAACATATCCCAATACATATCCTTATCCTTTATTAAAATTAGCAGCGCTAAATTCTTTTCTGTCTACAAATTTAGAAGGTCTGCCATTTCTTATAGCTACAAATCCTTCTGGTTTACTCTCTGCTCCTGCTATCTCATGCCCCCATTGTGACTTCTGAGATAGAGTGTTGGTTATAATATTCTTGGCCGATTGCAAATGTTTGTGCATATTCATAGGGCCTTCAAAGTGCTCTTTATTCTTATTTATGTGATCTATTGTATTATCTTTGGTTGTTTGATGCCTGGCCTTAGCTGCGTCAGTTTTTACACCATCTATTTTCTTTTGATGTGTAGCTGAATGATGTTCTACAAAACCTTCGTGGGAATGTTCTGTCCCTGTTCTTACCGTGTGGTTTATATACGTTTTTAAAGCAGTAGAGTGCTTACCTACTGTGTCGTGATGTTCGTCTGGTGTGTTTTTAAAGTGTGCTACTGCTTGTTGTAGGTGATGATCTACTTGTTTCCTGTCCTCTAAGGAGTATCTATTTTGAGATGTATCGTGTGTAGTATCCATCAAATGAACGTCCTTATGCCCCTTAAAATGGCTCATATCAGGGTTATGTACTGCCTTTAATGACTTAATGTCCTTGCCTTCGTACTGTGTATGTACTGCTAATCCTAGCTTAGCTTTCGATGCTTTTTTACCGTGTTCTGAATCTGCCGGGGCGTGATATGTAATTGTATTAGGTGTAAATTCTACTCTATTTCCGTTCTGCTTTACCCCTGTGTGCATAACATCTGCTTGATATATGCCTTGTGGTTTAATTTTATGTGCGTGATCTAATGATGCTTTAAGTTTTTCTACTAAACCTGGCGCATGGCCGTGATTCTTTTCTATATCTTCAGGTGTGTAGTTTATCTTAGGAGTTTTATTGAATGCTGATTTAGATGCTACAAAGAACTTCTTTGTTTCAGGATGCTCGCCGAATACAATAGCAGGACTGCCATCGTATTTCATTGTAACAGCTGTGTCCTTACCACCCTTTCCAGATAGCTTTTTGTGCATATCATTAACGGTGTGAAAGGCATGTCCAAACCCTTTTTTGCCTGCATGTATGACGTGATCTTCGACATGCTCTAGGTGTTTGAGTTTGTCCTCATCTTGTTGTTCAGTTAAAAATTCAGTAAACCTCATACCAGTATTTATAATAATTTAATGAACGGAAAATTTAATCTCTTCTTTACCGTTCCTTTTAGTTTTCTAACCTCTGACTCTCTTAAAGGAACATAAAAGAACTCATCATCTATATATTTTGTCTTTGACTCGTCACCTTTTACTATTCCATGTCTCCCTAATCTATCTAAAACAATAGAAGTTTCTGTATATGTTACGTCTGCTCCTGTATCTAAAACTCTTTCTATGAATTCCTTATCACCAAAATGGTGGCCTGTGAAAGACTCATCATAACCTCCAGCTTCCCAGAACGTTTCTTTACCTATTACAAAGCAATTTCTATGTCCTGGTTGTTGCATTACTGTTTGTTTGGCTGGTACATAAGCATGATGATAATATAATTTGCCTTCTTCAAACTTTTTCCTTTTTAATCTAGCAATATCAGGAGCGTACATACGCATATCCATATCAAAAAATGCTATGAAATCTGTTTCTGCGTAGTGTGCTATTAAATTTCTACAACCATGTGAGTTGAACCCTAGGTTTCTAGTGCATTTCCATAGCTGTATGGTGGGTCCTGAATCAGGTATCCAAACATCTTTTAGTATTTCGTATGCTTGAAATATCTCTGAACCATCATCGACGATAAATATATCTATTTGATCTGGCCAAGTCTGCCAAACTTTGATTTGTTCTTCTAAACGCTCCGGTTCTTGAAAATAAGTATAACCTGCTGTAAACCTATTCTTCAACCTGGATGTTCGTGATGTCTTCTGCGGGAAAGTCAATTGCGTCTCCATATCTTAACTGGAAATTTTCGTTATGTGTCAAATTATTTTGTTCATAAACTTCATGACCTGTTATAACTTCAATAACTGTGGGAGTAATTCTTCCTTCTAATATATGTTGAAGTGAAGTTATCATTGCACCGATTTCCTCTAGTGTAGGAACCTTGTTGGTTCTGCCTACAATGTATTCTCTACTACCAACTGACTGCCACATAGGAAAGTCTCTACTCTCTCCTTTGGACTCCCAAATGTTAGTGCATGCTACGACCTTCAGTTGAGGCATCGTATATCTCCAGTTTATCTTTTACGTCAGCTATATCTATATTGTTTTTAACAGCTAATGTCTCAGCTGTATGTTTCCAATATGCTCTAAAGCTGGGTTCCATAGTTCTATTTTCTGCTTTTAAACAGTTAATCACTCTTTGTAGTGCTGTTGTTTTCATTTTCACTCCTTGCGGTTCTACTTCTGAGATCAGTTGTGCTAAACGAATGATCTCTTTTATTATAAATTATTTCAATTTTTCTTTGATGGCATATTGCCTTTGCTGTAAATTCCTTACTTTTATATTCTTCACCTATAATTCTTACATTTAAAGGTAAGGTTAAAAATAAGTCCTCTAAGTCTTTTTCAGTATTGTACATGACTATCTCATCTACAAATTTTACACCTGCTAATTGTATTTGTCTTTCTACAATACTTTGGACAGGATAATTCTTCTCTGATCTATCGATGGTTGGGTCTACTTGTAAAGCTGCTATTAAATAATCACAATGTCTTTTGGCTTCTTCTAACATTACAATATGGCCAGCATGTAGAAAATCAAACGTGCTACATGTTATTCCTACCTTGCCAACATCCTTATAATCTAATCGCATACTTCCTTACCCCATCTCTCGATTTCGTCTGTTATATAGTCTGGCAAATCTGAAGGATCACCATCTATTTTATCATGTTCTATTTTAAACCAACCACCACTCTCTTCTCTAATGTCTATATCTTCATCTCTCCACCAATAGACACCAGCAAAATTATAAAACTCATCCACATAAGTCATGGTTAATTTAATATTTGGATCTAATCCGGATAAGTCTTCTGATAATATTCTAAAGAAATTGTTAGGCGAAATCCAGGCGGAAGTAATACTTACTTCTGTTCCCATGAATTCAGTGACGTTAGCTTTTCTAGGACCTATGTTGAATTCCATAAATTCAACGTCAGCATATTCATCATCAGGTAAGATGTGAGAATATTCTAGTCCTGTTTCACCGATTTCTTCCAACCAGTTAAATACATCTAGAAATGCTTCTTCTGACTCTTTGTTGCCTGATACGAATTTTATGGTGCTATAGACGTTGTTTGCCATTTTTCTTCCTTTGGTTGACGAATTCTTTTGCCATTTCTTTAGAGTACTCCTCTCCTACTTTTTTATCTGGATTAAATACAAAGTTCGTAAAAACTTCTTCTCCATCTCTAATATATGTTACCTTGTGCATATGTTCTCCACAGCTTTCTCTACTGTATTCAACATTTGCGCCTAAAAATTCGTCTCCAAAAGAAGCAACTAGCACATTCAATCCTTGCGGAAATGTTTATCAATTGCTAATAGTTTATCTTCTGCCTCAGCAATCTTTATTAATTCTCCATCGATTGCTGCTATAATATCTGGGTGCTCTCCTATTCCTGCTGGATTTGTCAAGTAGACTATTATGTTAGCTTTGGCAGAGCCTATCTCACCATTGTATTTTGCTACTAAACCTTCTATTAATTGTTGTTTCATATTCTTTCCTGTCTGGAGCTAGAGATAGGACTTGAACCTACGACCTGAGGTTTACAAAACCCCTGCTCTACCATCTGAGCTACTCTAGCATTTAAATCTAGTAGGCCTTTTATTTTTGTTACAGTAGTCACGCATGCGCTTGTTATATACCTAGGACTCTGTTTATTTATCATAGTTTTTTCTCATCATAGTTATTTGTGGTGTTTTAGCACTGACGCAAAGGCAAACCACATACCTGTCTCACCTATTCTGTTGCCAATCCAGGTGGCAGATCCGAATCTAAGTCAAAATGTGCAGGGATACAGGAAAAAATTATCAAACTATATCCCTCCACGGTCAAGCATCCTTATGAAAAGCTAACGTTAGCTGCGTGTGCTGCTGCTACCATAGCTCGACTTGGGGTGCCAAGGCGATAAGTTGTATTACCTGCCTTGTTCACGTTGGTATAAATTGCATACCCTGCAGCTCTGAGTTCTGAAACTCTAGCTGGGAGTTGCTGAATACCAAGACGTGATCTAGCTTGTCCAATAGACAAGCTTTTGCCAGTGTTCAAAAAATTCAAGATTTTTTGAGGCTGACTTACCACTTTACGAGTTCCCATGTTATAGGCCTCCATATTATTGGTTACTAAAGCGTCCCTTCATTTACAATCGTGTCAGATGAAACAGCAGGTGCTGCTACATTAACAGTTCTTGTAGACTTAGGAACATTACGATACACAACCTTTTGCAATGCGTCCCTTACTTCAAATTGAGAAGATAACTCCTCATTTTGTAATAAGAATTTGGATGCGTCTTGCTTGGTCATGGCTTCCGGTAATTCACAAAACCAAGTATCGGTGTTGTCATTAGCCGTAAGTTTTTTAATACGAGAAACCATATCATTACCAAATCTAGCCTTAGTCTGGCCGGATGCTGTAACGCTATAGCCTGCGTATGTAAATAATTGTTCAGTCATAACAAATTTCTCCATTTAACATATACATTATAGACTCATACTAAGTATAAGTCAACTACCAATAGGACCAAAAAGCTAATTAAGCAGCTTGTCTTAAAAGCCTCTCTATGAGTGGCTCTTTAGAATAAGATATACGATTTTTAAAACAGTAATAACCTGGGTCCTGGTCTGCATCATTAGCATCCATGTCCCATCTTAAGGCTGTTGGTATATCCCTAGCGCCCATTTGAACAAGTCCACGTAGGTGTGCTTTCCACGCTTTAAACGCTTCGGCTTCCATTACCCTTTCTTGCTCAAATATTTCATCGGCTTCTTTGGAAAGTCTATCATATGAGTCTCTGGCGTCTTCAACAGTTTCCCAGTCAGGGCAAAACCTACTACCATATGCGCTCTTATGTAGATCGCTATAATAGACTTGGATCTGTTCTAACTCTGTTAATTCGTCCCATTCTTTCATATTCTTTACCTTTTTTCCAATTTGTACATACATTATGCACTCTGGCGAACCAAAAGTCAACCTTTTTCTGGTGTTATATCCTCTTGATTTGATTGTTTTTCTGCATAATGTAAGTAGGTAGTTAGTACATATTTGTCTGAATTTGTTGGATTTTTGCACTGATAAGGGTATTCCCACGTGGGTGGAAACACCACAGCTCTCCCTTTTCTGGGTTCAACTCCAACAGCTTGTCTTGGAAATTCTGTGTTGCCGTCATTATCTGACAGATACACTCTAAATGCTACGGCTCTAATAGAATCTGAATTATCCATCACATCTATATGGCCTGCATAACTGTCCTCTGAATTTGCTCGGAACCTGGTAATAAGAATCTCTTCCATTCCCTGGTGAGCTATTAAATTTGGTATCTCTAGTTCTTCTAGATATTTGCCATAGAGTTTGGCAATTTGTTCAACTATTCCATTATGAAAGTCTTCTTCAAAATGGTATCTTGTGTATTCATATCCGGTTGCTGTTAACCCTTGTTCATCTTCAACAGACTTATGAAGGTCTAAATTTAATTTAAATATGTTGATAAGGTCTTCACAGTTAGAGTCTGAAAAGACACCATCAAATATTCTAAGGGCTCCTAATCTTGGGTTTGTTTTTTCCATACTATTTTCACTCCACGTCTTACCAATTCATTAACATATTGTTGTCGTTTTTTTGGCTTTGTGTTATCATTATTTATAGCATCAAATAATGTCTTCTTTGATTGACATTTTAAATAATAGTGTTCTTCAACAGACCTATTTGTTGATCTTCCTGTTACTGGATCTTTGAGCCATTTCCTTCCACTGGGTTTAAATTTAGCTGGCATTATTTTTCCTTCTTTCGTCCCAACGACCAATATAGTATGAAACTATACTCACTATTATAAAGTTCATTATCATATAATATTCCATCACTTCTCCTTCATATTCTTAATTGCATTACCATTCTTTTTAATCTCTTCATCTTGAAGAGCATCTATAATTTTCTGTGCCTTCTCTTGTTTGGTATCAACATGTAAGTCCTCGTCAACTATTTTCTCTAATTTGAGAAATGCTATTCTTTCATTCTGTACATATCTCCATGTATAACCGTCTGTTCCATATACACCAAATACCGTTTCTGTAATCCCTATCTTAACTATAAGTGCAGGGCAACCGTCTAATATTACTTTATCACCCTCTGCAAATGCTGGACTCATTTTAAATTTAATCCCTTTAACAAAGGACGTAGCCCAATCTCTTAATGCCAGCGCAACAATGAGCGTAAAGACTGCTCCTAAGAATTCTACATAGAATTGACTTAGTTCTATATCAGGCATTATTTTTTCGTGTGATGTTCTGTTGATGTACTATTAACATATAAGCCAAACCAAGCTGCTCCTGCTCCTACTAACACTGATATTAAACCAGATTGTGCTACAGTAGGATCTGGCAATGCCATGAACCAATTTGCTGACTGATATAACAAGTAGATATACATCGTGATAAACACTCTAGGAAAAATTCTCCATCTACTAAAATATTCTGGTGCAACCCACATCCAGCCTCTCTTGTCAGGCTGTGCCCACCAAGGTCGTAAGTTGGGATCTGTACCGTCACCGTCTGCAGCAGTTTTCAGTGCATTGTAATCAGCTAAACTTATGCTAACATGATCGTCTGTTCTATTCTGTTCTGCCATTTGTAAATAACTCCGTATAATTTTTATGTCTAATCTTCACTTTCAATAAATGCTGGATTAGATCACTACTATTTATATTAGTTTTGAGCTTAGCAAAAGGGATATAACCCAATCTTAACCCTGGATCTTCAAAATCTGGTAAGTCTAACCTATCTTTTAATTTTCTATGAATAATTCTAGCTCTTTTCTTAAATCCTATACCATCTATTTCAGGGCCGAGCCAAACATTAAATCCTGTTCTGGCGATAGTTTGTGGATGATATTGTTCTTTTTTAACACTTACATCACCAGAGAATACTATCTCTGCAAAATGTTTCCCTACATGTGGATAATTTATATACAAGTAACCAGGCTTCCTTGTTACAGTAAACTCCTCATAATCTGCTGGAAACAATTCCATAAAACTAGGTCCTGATTCATAACCCCACCTAGGTGGATAACCAGCATCTACCAATTCATAATAATGAATAAGATGATTAAGCCTTGACATTTCTGGATCGTCTTCATGATCTGCAAAATATTCATGTAATTTATTGAGATCGTCTGTTGGTTCTTGCCCTAACATGTAGACTATTTTGTCTATTTCACCTTTGATTTCTTCTTTTGTTTCGCCTAAATAAAAGAACTCTTTGGATTCATGCCTATGATCTTCTAAAAATTTCGTATATCTTTTGGCCACTACTGTTGGAAGTGGTTCCCATTCAATATCATTTATATTTAAAGTCGTCATATTTGTTCTCCTCTCTTCCCTTTTCAAATACCGGAACTTCAATGTTTGCATCTGTTAATTGTTGTTGTGCAGACGGGTCTAAATCAAATAATTTCATTTTTGCTCTGTCTACACCTATCATAAATCTTTTATTTCTTGTGGGGTCTGCATATCTATTTTTTAATTGTTTAATCATAAACTGGCCCATCTGTTCTAATTCTTCTGTACTTATCATAGCAAACATTAAGTCTGCTGTTGCTGGTAATCCAAAACTTTCTGATGTATCTGTCAAATCTATATCACTACTAGAAAACCCTGATCTTGTTGTCTGTGTTGCACTAAGAATAGGAACATTTTGTTCTACTGCTAATCCTCTTAATTCTTCTGCAATACTTTTAATAATAACATAAGTATTGGCCTGACTGCCTGGTCTAAATCTTTGACTCGTACATATATTTAAATAATCTATGAATATGATATCAGGAAAGAAATTTCTCTTTAACTTTAATTCATTTATTAATGCTTTAAAATGTCCTGTATGTGCTGATGCTGTAGGATATTCTTTTATAATAAGTCTGCCTTCTATCTTTTTATTAATCTTATCTATCCTGTTATCAAACATCGCCTTGGATAAATCTTTTAACTCCATAATAGGTATATTCATTAGATTAGCGTCTATACGTTCAGCTATTCTTTCTTCTGCCATTTCTAGGGTAATATAGAGTACATTTTTACCCTTAGAGATGCAACTAGACGCCATATGGCACATAAAAAGGGATTTACCTACACCCGTGCCTGCTAATAATATGTTTAATGTTTTATTAGATAACCCGCCTTCTGTTATTCTATTAAACATATCTAAATCAAACTCTACTTTCTCTTCTAACCTATGATAATAATCATATCTTTTATTTGCGTCTTCTATAAAGTCATGTCCAATATTTGTATCAAATCCTACTGCCAGTGCTTCTGATAATATCTCAGGTAACGCATCTCTGCCTTGCTCTTTATTCTTTCCATCAAGTATTTGGATACTATCCATAACACCTAAGTATAATGCTTTATCCTTACAGAACTTTTCTGTTTCATCTACTAACCATTTCGTATCAGGCTTATCTTCTGTTAAAGAATTAACTAAATCTAAACAAACTTTATGAGTCTCTTCGTTTAAAGTCTTATCCTCATTTAAGCTAAGAATTACAGCCTGTTTGTTTGGTGGATTATTATACTTTTCTACAAAATCACGAATAATTGTAAAAACTTTTTGGTCTTCATTATTCATAAAGTATTGAGCTTTCAGAAAGGGCATAACCTTCCTGACATACTGTTCAGAATGTATTAGGTTTTCTATTATTACTTGTTCAATTCTGTCCTTCATCCATTTCCTTTACATACTCATTATATACTTCTGCTACACAATTTCCACAGATGTATGTCTCCTCCATATCATCATTATGGAAACAATATGCTTTGTCTTCTTCTAGATTTAGTGCTTTCTCACACCTATCACACTTTGTCGTATTCTTGCTCAATGTCACTATCTGAAAACTCTTTTTGCATGTCTCCAGCTCCCAAACTATATCTATTTTCAACCCATTTGTTGAATCCTTCATCCTCTAACAAAGGTATCCAAAAATCACTACCCATGTCTTTAAGTCTAACTTTCACTTCAGGAGCGATTTCTCCTGTTTCGGGATTCTGTTTTTGATACCATCCAACAGTAGGTTTAATAACATATCCAGATTCTAATCCCATTTCTAATAAACCAGACCAAGGACTAATACCCTCTTCCCAGGAAACTTGCACAATTATCTTAGACTTCTCTCTAACAAATCTAGACTTTTCAACATTTATTACAAATTCATAACCTGTAACTTCTGTTCCTGTTTTTTGTTGCCTTCTGCCTATAATATAAATGTTGTCTGCTGAATAATATATACCTGTTCCACCACTTACAACGTCTTTAGGAAACAATCCTATTTCTTTATATGTGTGATTAACCACAATCGCTGGTATATCTTTTATAGTTAAATGAGGTGTAATCATTCTAAACAGTGACTTCATTTGTTTAGCTCTTGTCATATCTGCTACTGATTTACCCTCTAAAGCATCTTCTACTTCTTTTTTACTTGCCAAGTTACCCACACTATCAACAATAATCATTACATGGTCGTCTCTTTCTAAACCATTCAACTGTTGCATAGCATCGTGTTTTAATTGTTCTATGTCTGATATTGGACTGTGGATTACCCTATTGGTGTCTATTTTAAATGTATCAAAATATGCCTGTGGTGCTCCAAACTCACTATCATAAAACAAAATAACACCATCTTTATATTTGTCTAAATATGCTTTAGCCAACAACATAGCAAATGCTGTTTTAAAATGTTTACTTGGTCCTGCAAATACAGTTAATCCTGTTGTAAGACCTCCGTCTAATTTTCCACTCAACGCAACATTAACTGCAGGTACAGATGTCTGTATTATATCCTGTTCGTTAAAAAATTTGGAATCAGTTAAGACTTCAGATTGTTTAATCGTCGTGTTTTTCTTTAATTTATCTATTAGGTTCATTACCTCTCCTTATTCTGTTTGCATCTACCGCAACTTTTAAAATATTATCACTATTATAGCACAGCGACGAAGTGTGAGTCAAGTCTTTAGGTAAACAAGTACCACCAAATCCTACCTTTCCGTCTGGTCCTGGTACTGCCCAATGTGTTTTACCCAAATTAGGATCATTACTAAAAAAGTCTGAAATCACATCGTAATCCATATCCCAAGCATCACATATATTTTTAAATTCATTTGCTAAACCTACTTTAACAGCAAGTGCTGCATTTCTTGCTATTTTTATCATTGCTGCTTCTTCTGGTTTAATATGACACCATATATTTTTGTGGCATTCAATAGTTTCTATAAAATGATCCATTTGATACCCACCTACTACCAATGGTAACTCTGGGTTATCAATATCTTCTTTCCAATGCCTTTCTCTTAAAAACTCTGGCCATATAATTGCTCCATAACTTTTAGTGTATTGAGCTGTTTGATCAGGACCAATTGTGCTCCTTATAACTATTCTATTTACTTTTTTATAGACGTTCTTACATACTTCATCTATTATAGAAGTATCTAATTTACTAGGCCAAACTGCTGATCCTGTTTTTTCTTTTTCAGGATCAACCAACAGATTTGTAGGAACACATATAATAGCATAATCTATGCCCCACCAATCTTCTATTCTTTTATCTAGAGCAGGATCATGAATTAATACACCAGGACTTCCTTTAACATGATTCTTAAAGAAATACTCTGTAGCTTTACCTACAAAACCATAACCTACTATCGCTATTTTAGCCATTCTTAATTCTTCGTTCAAGTATTTCAATTTGACTATCCTTTTTCTTTTGCCAGGCGGTCTCATTTCTATCTTTACCGTTACTCATCTTTTTAGCTGTAAATTTGGAAGCTTTTAATCTTTCTAAAGCTCCTTCTCTTCTTTCCTTACGGCCAAACTTTCTATCTTTTCCGTGTCTCATCTTCTCTCCAAAAATCATTTTCAAAAGCAACTTGAATACCAACATATATCGCCGTATTGACAAGTATTAATACTAAAAACATAACCCAACCTGAAATCATTTAATAAAAACTCCTAACCAAAAATCTTTTTTATCTGACATATCAACTCCACCTGCATAAGTTTGTACAATCCAATCATCCATATTTTCTGTTCCTCCGTATCCGCCTATTGGTACCATCTCAGAAAACTCTTCTCGTTTCTTTGAATACTCATAAAATTTATCTAATTTCATAGGTGTAGTTTCTATTGCTTTAATAACATCTGCTCCCTTAGGACCACAATTAACCTGAAGAGGATATTCTATGCCTATATCAGAGTGAGCATTACCTGACATAGCCCAATCTATTTCTAATGATGTACCACTTGTTTCTTTTCTTAAACTTTCCACAATTAATACCTTTGGTTTAGATATATTGATAATCTGTTCCAACAAATGAAATGGACTATGCAAATGATATAATAATCCCATACACAGAACAACATCAAATTCATGGCCGAGCCATTGTTTATAATAATCATTAGCTGTGCCATAAAAATCTGGTGTAATATCTCCACTTGGATCATATCTTATATGTGGGTCTACTGTAAATAAACTGTCTGCATATTCATTAACAAGTTCTGAGTGAACACCAGTAGAAGCGCCAAATTCAATAACACTTTTATTTGATGCATACTTTTCAAATACCTCTCTCAGAAAAGTAGAATACTTCATACTATATAATTCCACACAAGGATTGCAATAAACGCTCCAAACAGTATATTATAAATTATAATATCTAAATTCATCCAAATAACTCCTCTAATGATGCTTGTGGCTCTGTATGCCAACCCAATGGATTTAAAATATGCTCCAAGGGATCAACAAATGCCTTTTGAAAAATTAAATCATAATCAATATATTTTTCTAAACCAAATTCTGTAGGGAGTTTTGTAACAAATGCTATCGTATTTTCCTTTAAAGGATTAGGTTCTTTTAAATACAAAAACTTAATTTTATCTCCCTCTTGGATTTTTTCATATTTTAATCCTAAATCAAGTTTACCTAAATAATGATTATATAATAATCCACCCCTAACATGAATAGGAGTACCTTTACCATATATGTCTGCTGTACTTCTATATTTACTCATATTATTACAACCCCTAGGGAACGCAATTAGTTCTGCTGACTTAGTGAGAAAGTCCTTTTTGGCGTCTGCTACGTAGGTTTGTAAAGTATCTTGATCGCTAGTAAGTATTAAACGTACGGCCTCCCTTAGAGACTCTCTAATTACGCCAGGAGTGCTTGATCTCACTATCTCTAAACCCATTACCTTTAATTTAGGGGCTTGTAACCGCAATCCTTCATCGTCATATACATTCAAAGCATAACGTTTCTTAGCTACAAATATGCCTTTGTCTGCTATTATCTCCCTTTTAAAATCTATTTTCTTTTCAAAAGCATTAGTATAATTAGCTAACCTTTGCATTGCCTGATCTATTGCTGGTTCTATTTTCTCTGATGCCACCTTGTCTATTAAACTAATAACTTTTTGTCTAGACTTATCAGGGAAAAAGTTTTGAACCATATTGTCTAATGTAACATAACAAGAATCAGTATCACTATAAAAAGAATAAGTTTTATCTTCTGTGCCACAGACTTTATTAACATACTTATCAATTTCCTTTGCTGTATCTCTAATTACTAATTGTCCTGTCATTGTAATACCTTCTGCAATTCTATCATCATAGAATCTAAAGTATTGGTTTGCCAGGGCACCATATAAACTATTTAATTGGATCTTTCTTGCCATTTGGAAGTTATTATATTTACTAACTTCATTCTCATAAACTTTAGCTCCTGTTTCTTGGAACTTCCTCTGAGAATCTTGCATAAGTCTTTTATATCTTAATCTATCATTAAAAAACTTCTGTACTATCTCAGGAAACAGGCCTTGCTTTTCTCTTGTGTAACAAGATCCATTAGCTGCCATAGCGTAATTCTTTTCTTTTAATTTGTCTAACTTATACCTATCTAACAAATCATCTACTTTTACTTCATATTGAAAACCAGGAACAATAGTTTCTGGACTCATATTGTATTGCATAAGTATAGAAGGATATAGACTTGTGGCATCAAAACTAGCCACCCAATCATAGCCACCTGGTACAGGCTCTTGTACATAAGCCCCTTCGATTGTTCTCTCTTTCCTACCACCACCCTGATGTAAGACAATTTTCTTCTCCCACAAATGATTATATAATAAACTATCCCAAGTTCTAACTGCAGAATATACATCGTTATAATTACATTTAGCATCGTATGCCATTGTAACTGCCAGTTCAATAAGTTTCATCTTATCTTCTAACTCATCAACAAGAACTGTATCAATAATATTATACTCTACAAATCTATTCCAATCTTTTTCATAAAACTCTTTAAATGTCTCATAACCGCTTTCAAGTTTGTTTTTACCTAACTCTGTTTCAGCAATAAAATCTAATCTATAAGATTCCCTAGTAACATAAGTAAATTTTCTATACAAATCTAAATAGTCTAAATTTGCAACACCTGTTATTTCATATGCTGTCACTTCTTTTTGCATAAACCTAACTTTTCTTTTATTAACCAAGCCAAATGGAGAAAATCTTTTATGCTCTCCTTCTCCTAATATTCTCTCTGTTCTGGATAGTAAATATGGTATATCAAATAAATTACTATTCCAACCTGTAATAATATCTGGACAGTTTTCTTCCCACCACTCTAAAAAGGTTTTAAGAAGATTATATTCGTCTGTACAATTAATATAATCTATATCATAATCTGCTACTTCTGCTGATGGTGTAAACTCCCCAAGTCCGAAAGTTGTTATCTTCTTGGTGTTGTTGTTTTGAAGTGTGATAACTAAAACTTTCTCGCTTGGAGAGTCTACGTTAGGAAATCCACCCTCTGATGTTGTTTCAATATCAATAGAGTAGATAGCCATTTTTTTAGCATCCCATTCGATATCTCCAGGATACTTTTCTGTTATGTATTGATAGGCATAATAGTTCTGTCCAAATATTGGAAAATTAGAAACGTCTTTATACCTATTAAAAAATTCTGTTGCTTCTTTATTAGAATCAAATTGTATAGGAGATACGGTCTCTCCATAAATGCTTTTGTATTCTGAGGGTTTGTCTGATTTGACAAATAGGGTGGGTCTAAAATTATGTCGTGATGTAAAACGTTCGCCGTTCTTTACTCCGCGAACTAGAATTTTGTCACCATAGTGACGTGCATAAGTATAAAAATTCATTATATATCCAACACCATAATATACTACACATTATAGACTCTTACGAACCTATAATCAACTAATCTTCTTTAAAAAAGGTACGATTAATTAAATGTTCTTCTGCTATTTCTTGTTTTGAACGTCCATGATATTTGACTGCATGATGTGTCTCAATCATATACTCATTTACGTTATGCCTATATTTAATAGGTTCAACCGGCGCACCATTAGCATCTGTTCCGCCTTCTGTTTCTTTTATAGTAATAAACTCACCGAGGATTCTTCCATATTTACCTTTTCCATCAAGCCTCGTTTTGAGTATAGCTCCATTCTTGAGTTGGTCTTTAAGGAATTCTTTAGCCATGAGTCCGAACTTTTTCTCGTCGAGGTCACGGGTCCTACTCTCGGGAGTATCAATCCCATACAAACGTACTCTCTGCTTTTTGAGCCAGACACCGAAACCGAGGTCGATATCAACATCTACTGTATCTCCGTCTACTACTCTTACAATTTTACTTCTATATTCGTACACTTAATTCTTAGTTATTTCGTTTAGTACCTTTTTATTTATAAAGTCTGGTTGTATAAGACCAGATCCAAACTTAGAATTATAAGCATTTAATAAATTTTTATCAGGATCGTAAACTGAAATTATATGATTAGGAAATATAGGAACTTTGTGCTGTTTTGCAAAGGGAGCGTAAGGAGCTAGGCCTACACCAAACTCATCTTCACTACCTGGTTTAGGCATCATTAGGATAACTGCTGGTTTCTCTACAAGTAAAAATGCTTTACCATCTATTTCTGTATCTGAAACCTGCCCTATAATGTCCTCACCTGAGGTTAGTTTAATAATCTGAACGTTTGCCATGCTCCTTCTCCTGCATTATTTAGTTTTTATTTCAATTGATTTAGGCTTTTTGGCCTCTGGTATTTCATTTACCAAAGATACTGTCAAAACCCCGTCTTTTAACTTGGCACCTTTTACTACTACGGTGTCAGCCAAAGACCAGGAGCGCGTGAATTTACGTTCAGCTATTCCTTTGTGTATAAAGTTGTCAGGTGTGCCGTCTATGCAGCCCTGAAGTTGATCTCCCTTAATAGTAAGTGTTCCATCCTCTACTGTAACATCTAGATCTTCTTCTTTGAAACCAGCAAGTGCTAGTTGTATTTCAAATTTCTCGTCATCTATTTTTTGAATGTTAAAAGGTGGAAAGTTATTATTTACCGGCTCAAAGTCCTTTTGAAGTAAATCAAAGACTCTGTTGAATCCGATAAATTGTCTTTCTATTTGTGGGAAGGTGTGGACGAAATTGTCCCAATTCGCTGTGGTTAGTTTTACCATTGTTTTCTCCTTATTAAGCGAGTTAAAAAATGGACACCCTTTCGGCGTGTCCTCTTAGGATGATCAGGGGGTGCAGTTTCAAAGTCTTTAGCGTTAAAACTAATTCATCTTCAGTTTTCCCCCCATCACAAACTGCTGGTCTCATTTCAATCCATCCAGTAGCGCCTGTTTAACCAAGCATTCCTGCGTTGTTTTTCGACTTCGCATTTTTATTTATACGCAGAAGAATTTCTAGACACCATTTTATCCCTAATTTGGTCCTCTATGGGTAAATTTCTGAACCATAAGTTCATTGCGTACTTCTCTCCTGCTAATACCGGTTGTGCTTGATGCATTGTTTTAGGATCAGGAACCTGTGTTCCTATGACTGTATTGCTAAATACCACACATCTACCTGCTTTGGGTTTGACCCCCTTACCTAACTCTGTAAATACTGTGGCACCACCATCTGTCACATCATTACAATATAAAAGAACCGTTGCTACTCTATTTCCTTTTGTTCCATGTGGTCCTGTGTGGGCTCGTTCTGTATTTATAGGAAAAGCATCTAAGTGGGCATCATATTCCTCTCCTAATTCGTAATGTAATGCTTGCACATTTTCTGCTTGTGTGTGATGTAATTGTGTTAATTGAGATGCTCTCAATAAAAAGTGAACGGCTGTTACGCTTTTCCTATAATCCAACCAGCCCATTTGATTTGTTCTTGCATAATGTTCGTAATCATCACCTTCCTTTCCTTGTGTGACTCTGCCACGAGTCCATTCAACATTATCTTCCATATCTTTTATCAGTTGCTTACATTCAGGCTTACTCATAAAATTATCCCAAACCATAATCGTTGGGTTGAATAAACTAATTACCTGTTTTAATTCTGCCATAAAATCCACCTAGTTCAGGAAAGGTTTTTATAAAATCTGTTCCCCTTCTCCTGTCATGTTCATCTACAAAGCTAACAAAATCGTTTCTTTGTACTTCTAATTCTTTTCCTTTAAATCTATTTGCTTTAATCCAATCAACTGTTCTTTTAAATTTCATTATTTCATAAGTTTGATATATATGATCGAAGTCTCGCATAGTTTCTAAACTATTGTCTAACATACTTATAACATTATCGTCTGCAATCCTAGCAGTTAGGTGTAATGGTTCAACCATATTAGGCATATCTACTGTAATTAAATCACCATAAGTATTTTTCAATTCTGCTACTTTAAATATGAACTCATCAAAGTTAGGAATAGATAAGAAACAAAAAGTACACATGATTCCTACAGGTATGCCTGCTGCTAAAACTCTATGTAGGTTCTGTTCAAACCTATTCATTTTTAAACCATTCCTTATATACTCTGCTTGGTCGCCCCAGCTGTCTATACTGACATAACATTTTTGGCCAGGCAAATCTGCAACTAACCTGATGTATTCTAAAACTCTCCTTTCAGTCACCATCAAATTTGTGCTTATTTCGAAAGATAAGTTCTCTTTAGGATGCTCTTTAACATACTCCAATAGCTTAAACGTATTATTGTCTAATAAGGGTTCTCCACCCGTCAAGCGTATAGTATTTAGGTGTGGATATGCCTCAGGCAACCACTTCCAAAACTTCTTAACGTCGGGGTTCTGTGAGGGTGCTAGAATGTCATTTCTTGTTTGATACTTATCGTGATTTGGCTTGCTTTTTAAGTCATATGTTCCATACTTGTCTAACTCCTTTTGCCATGTAGAACTCTTTCCTGCCCCACAATAACTACATGACATTTGACATTTATTAGTGAAACTAACCGTCAAATACCTTGGCCATACATCTTCCTCAGGAGGAATTGATGCTGTTTTTGCTATTAAGTCTGGATCGTCTTTTAAAAACTGTACAGCGAGCATTTGTCTGTCGCTAAAGTTTCCTGTTTTTTCTATATTATAACAATAAGCGTCTTCTGCGGGTTTACCGCCTTCTAACATTTCTTGTCTTACTGCTTTGGTATAGGGTGTGTTGTGTAGATCGCTTTGTGAAGGGATTTTATGTTGGGGACAATGATAGCATGAATGCTTTAGTCCTTCTGCTAAACTCAATTCCAAATAATACCACTTTAATAAACAGAATCCTGGACCTATCTCGTCCAAATCATTTTTTATTTTACTTAACCAGTATTCCTGATTATTTAATTTTCTTGCCAATGTTGTATTTGGGGATCAATTCCCACTCACCTTTTTCTTTAAATGATATAATTTTTATCTGACTTAAAGGTGCAAATTCCTTTGGCTCTGTTATTAAAACTACTAAATCCCAATCGGATAGTAATTTAGCTATGGTGTTTCGTCTCTCTAAGTCGTTGTCTTGGAAGTCTGCCTCCTTGCCATCTAATGCAAACAATTCTTTAAAATGTGTTATAAAGTATCTGCCTTTCTTATGTAATATATGGCACGACTGATAAAGGACTTTTTCTTTTTTCGAAGCAACACCTATTCGAGATAGGGTTTCCCTGACTTTCAGGAAATCTTCGGGGTCCTTCAAAGAAACTTCTAAGGGTGAATACCCAGGATAGTCAATGTTGAAGTAATTGTCTTGATCACTCATTCTCAATACGCCTTTCGTGTATCATATAAATTATTAGGTTACCAATTATTTATACTTTACCGCCTTTAGACGTATTAAGGTATAGTTTTATAACATCAATATCAGTGTCTGATAAAAGTCTTAAAGCTTCTTTTGCTTTATTAAAACTATATCCAAAAAAGCGCTGTATCGCGTCAATGTTCTCCTCTTCAGATTTTAACCACTTATTATATCTTTTTGCTTTTCGTACTACTTCTCTTAAGAAATCGTACTGCAATTTTTTATCTAGATGAGATCTAGAATTCATTTCATTGCCTGCAATAACTGTATCAGGCCCCATTCCCATAGCTCTATTTACAATAAAAGCATTATATTCATTCTCAGTTCTCTCATCAACTATTAAATCTTCTTTACTAAAATTAATGGAATTCACAAAGTCAAAAGGAGAAATCTTCTTCAATTTCTCCTGGAATTGATCTTCAACGATCTCCTCTACGGGATCGCCAAACCCTTCTAATATTGCTTTATCAACCATACTACTAATTTATAAGTGAAATAAGCTAATCCACCTATAAAAAACCAAATTGTAAAATTATAAAAAAATTCCATTAATCAAATAAAGTTTCTGCTCTACAGACATTATTCCTTCTGCAAATTTCTAAATTGTGTTGAAATACTACTGGCTCAACCCACTCAAAACGGGGCATACCTTCTTCGTACCAATAAGGAACATAATCTGTCGTACTACACCCTACTAGGAATGTTATCATTAGCAAATATCTAGTCATTTTGTTTCTCTCTTTCCTCTAATTAAATCCAAAATCATTCTCTTTACTCTCTCTGTAACTTTCGAGCAAAAGCTCTGTTATAGAAATTTTACGTTTTTTGGCTTCTGCCTTTAATTCCTTTTTTAACTCCTCAGGAACACGAATGTCTATTCTGGCAGTTGCCTTTCCTGCTTCATTATAATCTTTTGTCATGCAAACTCCACATTTGCCATAATTTCTGTCAAACATGCAGTAAGGTTAATTTCCTGATCTGCCACAAATGCCGCTTTATACTGATAATCGGCTATTAACAGAACTAGCTGTGGAATTGACTTAATCTCAGGTAATAGAATATCATATATCTGTCTAAATATACCCTGAGGGTCAGTATCCACATTATTGGCTACCCACTGCCTCATCTTCTTCCAATTCTTCTCCCTTAGGCTCTCTATGAGCTGCTTAGCGTTGATTTCTTGGAAGTTACTTAATACACCCTCATCTATTTTTCCTGCTACGGAGTACCTTTGTAGCTCATTTATGACCCTTCTATAGTCAGGAAAATACTTCATTAGGAGCTCCGCTAACACTTTCTCAGAGTAGTCTATTCCTTCATTACTAAGGATATACTGCATCCTTTGTAAGAACTTAGCAGCGAGCTGAGGACGATCTGAGGGTGCTATCTTAAAGTCCACTACCGTTGTTCTACTATGTAACGGTGTTATAATCCTATTTATATAGTTACAAGTAAATATGAACCTACAATTCGACGAAAACGTTTCTATAAACGCCCGTAATGCTGGTTGAACACTCTCTCTGTTCAAATAGTCAGCCTCATCAAGTATAACTACCTTGGTTTTACCCTCAAAGGATACTGCTGATGCAAAGTTGCGTATCTTAGTTCTAAGTGTATCTATTTGTCTACCCTCATCACTACCATTAATAATAATGTAGTCACATCCTAGTTCTTCACATAATGCACGCGCGAGGGTTGTTTTGCCTGTACCTGCTGATCCAGACAATAGTAAGTTAGGTATCTCCTTTTTAGTAATAAACTGCTGAAATGTAGTTTTTACTTCATCAGGCAATATACAGTCCTCTATACTATGTGGACGATATTTTTCTACCCATAAAAATTGTTGTGGTTCCATATTCATTTTATCAGAAACTTTTTTTGCTCCAAAATATCTTCGATTTTTTTCCGTCGAAAAAAGGTCTAGCCAAATTTCTCCTTTACAGAAGTCGAATCTGAAAAGTTCAACTCTATATTAGTACCGACACTATCATACTCGTCAGACATTACTGCTACTTCTGTAGCTGCCTCTTGTACATGTTGCATTACATTTTCAGGTGTACTTATGTCGTAAGGATCGTCTTCAGCATTGTCTTGGAAACCTTCTTCAACAAATGACTTAACTATTGTTCCGTCAGTTACTATTGCTGCATATCTCCAGGACCTCATTCCAAATCCTAAATTATCTTTTCGGACATCCATGCCCATCTTAATTGTAAACTCACCACTACCATCAGGTATCAGTTTAACATTTACAATTTCCTGTTTCTCTTTCCACTCTTCCATAACGAATGTATCATTAACACTAACACAATAGATATCATCTATGCCTAGTTCTCTAAACTCAGAATATAGCTCTTCAAATCCAGGAAGTTGTTGTCCTGAACATGTAGGAGTAAATGCTCCTGGCAAACCAAAAACTATTACTGTCTTATCTTTAAACAGATCATCTGTTGTTAATGTAGTCCATTTAAAACCCTCTGTTGCGTGGGTTATTCTTCTATGGAATGTTGCTTGTGGAATTTCTTCTGGCAATCTACTCATTTATCCATCTCCGATTGATTAAATATATCTAAATCACCCTTCATTACTTTCCTAACAAGTGATATTGCTGGATTTGGACGAGTAAATATATACTCTATGGTTTCCCCAAATTTGTTGAACTCAACAATCCAACCATTTGTGGCCTCTCTTAGAGTTACCTCTAAATTTTCTTCGTTCATAAAAACTCCTATATATTTGAAGAACGTTCTAAAGCTAGCCAGTATTTCAAATCACCTTTACTGCTTTCTAAGAACATAAATTTCTTCTGTGAAAGTGTGACGCTATAACTTCCAGGTATAACCTTAAAGTTTTCTATTGCTAGTCTAGCATCAAACGTTTTGTCAGTTGTTCCTATTGTTTGCCTAAAGCTATTAGATTTAGGTGTACTAGGATCACTAACTGTTACTACAACATCACTACCGTTGCCAATTATACTTAACATAGGAGCTGCTGTTATAGCTGCTGCTTTTAAGATCATATCAACATCATCTTTAGTGAAGTCAAACTGGAAGAAGTTATCTACTTCAATACTTTTATCAGGTGCACTAACTATAATGTTAGGGTCTGCATAGTAGTATTCAAAAACAGATGTGCCTTTGCTAACTTTTAAACTTTCGTCTTGAAAGTCAACATCAGTATCTTCCATTAGTGTTAATAGTGAAAGCAAACTATTTAAATCATAGATTGCAAATTCTTTTGGAAAACTCTCGCTAATCTCAGCTTTAGCAAAAATGTTTTTGCCTGTGCTAATTGTGGCTAAAGAGTTTCCTTGACGAACAAGAATGTTCGTATTAATTGTCGCAAAGTTCTTGAGTACATCAAGAGTCCCTGTGCTTATTTTCATAATATATTACTCCAAAGATTTATTCTTATATACTGCTTATTATAGACTCTATCCAAGTGAGAGTCAATAGTTAAGAGTACCAAAACCATCTAATTCAAACTCAATTTTATATGCTAAGTCTTGATGGCATTTAACTCCTGGATGCAACAAATCTCTTCCTACATCATCTAAGCCCAACCCAGGTGGTGGCTCTTTTTCTTGCATAGGTTTTAATATTGTTTCACTCATTACTTGTAGAGCCTCTTCAGGATCTGCTGGTAATGTAACACCAACTCCAGGTATGTGTTGGTGTATTAAAGTTAGGTCGTCTGCATAATTATATGTAGATTCTTTTGACATGTCTGCTGGGTCGTCAGACGTTCCGTTAATCCATAGTATAGGTATGTTCCAATTCTCTCCTAGTCTAATTATGGTTTTCATCATTATCATATGTTGCCATTTTGCTACGCCCAAAGATTGATATAAAAAGAGTAGTTCTTTCTCTTTACTGTCTGGTTTGAGTGCCGCTGGTATATAATCTATATTCTTTACACTAACCGGAACATCTGGAATGCCTACAGAAATGCCTGTAGAATTTTGTGAACCAATTAATACCATATGTTTAGGCGGTGTTTTCCAATACTTACTTAGTTGTAAAAGGTTAAAGGGTAAGTTCTCTAGTCTACCACCATAAGTAGATGCATTATAGAAAGGAATGCCCATTCTTTCTTCTAAAATTTTGTGATATAAATCTCTGTTATGTAGTCCAGGACCTACACCAATGCATTCTGTAGAACATAAGACCCAATCACCGTCCAAATCTGCCACTTCATGATCGGATCTGAAACCCAGAGAGTCAAATTTATAAGTAATGGGATCACTCTCGTTGTCATAATATTTCCACGTAGGTCCATACTTTTCTCTCGCTTTATTAAACCAGTCCCATGATTCATGTAACAACCACTTATATTCTTCTTTGGGATCTGCTTGGTAAGATATTAAACCGTGTTTTCCTAGGGTTATTTTTTGTAGTGGAACATTATTCATTCTTGAATTCAGGGGGCCTCTTTTCTATAAATGAGGCTATGCCTTCTTCTATATCTTTTGACTCTAGACACATGTCCTTAGCCCAAAGAGCAAAGTCAATGGCTTCATCCATATTAGAGTTTACTGTATGCCATACTGCTCCCTTAGTCCCCCTCACAGCTATTGGTCCACACTCTGTGGCTATACGATGTGCAAAGGCTAAAGCTCTCTCATCAACGTCTCCATGGCATACCATATTACATAGTCCTACTCTCTCCAACCACCAAACATCATGCTCGTCACCTGGCATCATAAAAGAAATAGCTCTATTAGAACCTATTCTTTGTGTCAATTTAACTTGCATAGTAACAGCATTGAAACCTAATTTAGTTTCAGGACACATGAATCTGCTAGTCTCATCTGCGAAAACAAAATCACTAGCTAACATCAATCCAAAACCCTCTCCTATACACCAGCCTTTAATTGCTGATATAATTGGTTTAGGTGTTACCATATCGTTATCTGATAATAGAAAACCCCAACCCTCTTTTAGTCCTTGATGTATTGTCTTAACATCAAAACCTGCTGTAAAATGGTTGGGATTGCCGGATCGTATGACAAGAACCCTAGCTTCATCGTCATCTCTGAACTGAACTAGGGCGTCATTGTATCCTGCGTAAAAGGGTTTGTCTAAGATATTTAAAGGACCGACACCGTTTATTGTTAAAACGGCGACGTGGTCGTTTAAATCGTAAGTGATTCTCTCACCAAATTCCATAATATAAACTCCAAAAATTAGAAGCTAGCGAATGTATTGCCTTCACTATCGTTTATCAATACTGTGATTCCTGCTGCTTCGCATGCTGACTTAACTGCTGCACGCGAGGCCGCTTCATCAGGAAGTGTTTCTAAATCTGCGTTTAGCTCATCAAAAGTTGCTTTGTCTGTTGCTTCAGCCTCTATTGTAAGCACTAACTCAGCTTCATCCCAAGTGTAAGTCTTAGTCACGCCTGCTTCTGCATATTTAGTTCTCCAAACCGTATCGTGATCTGGATGTGAGTCAGCAATCTTAGGTAGTTCCACGCCTGTATTAGGCCTTGTCATTGTTACTGTTCTTGTGTACGCCATTTATGTCTCCAAAATTGTAAAATATACTCTTATTTATAAAGAAACGGCCTGCTAAGCAGGCCTGATTGGTTGAATAAATTTAATAACCTTGATCTTGTGGATAATCTTCTGCAAATATATCGCTAGCTACATGCTTTTCATCATGTACATATAAAGCAATAAGAGCATAATGTAAGACCTTTAGTAAGTCTTTCCTTGCATCTACAATTGATCCTTTCTTTCCATATCTTTGTGCATACTTTAAGATATTTCCTATACAAAATCCTAATCCATGTCCTCCATCAACGATAAATTCAGTTGCCTGAAACTTATCTGAGGAGTAATGTCCGTTGCCATATGTTGCATCGATATAACGACGGAGCTCGTCTATGAGCTCCCCTTCGTTAAACTTATAATTAGGACTATTCGTCGTCTTCGATTTCAAAGTCTTCATGTATCTCCTGTTCTTTAGTTGTATCCTCAGCAAGTTCTACTGTTGGATCAACCTTAGTGTACAAATCGATGAATGCTTCTTTAGTATCATCATCAAATCTATTAACACAAAGTTGAACTGCTTTCTTTTTGTCTCCAAAAACTGCAAAAGCGTTAACGATGTGTTCCAATCTACGAGTTGAAATTAGCTCATCAATAGCTCCTTCGTAGTAAGTTTTTCTTATTACGTCGGACCAAGTAACTAAGTGAGTTGCAAAACCTTCGTCTACATTATTCACTCTTTCCATTTTCTTGAGAACTATTTTCTTCTCCGTAGCCATTGTAGGGTACTCCTGCTCCACGGTAATTGCAAACCTTTCTAGGAATGCTTCGTCGAGTATGTTGGCACTTATGAACTTGCCATCATCTGATCCTCGACCTTTAGTATTGGCTGTTGCCACTATATTAAAGCCTGGAGCAGGAGTTACGGTTTCGCCTGTCTTCTTGTTGAAATAAGGCTTCCCCTCAAGGATGGCTTGTAAGCACATCAACTTGTTTGAACCCCTATCGATTTCATCAAGGATAAGAACGGCGCCACGCTTCATAGCGGTGAGGACTGGGCCTTCTCTGTACACGACGTTACCGTCAACTAGAGTATTGCCACCAATTAAATCATCCTCATCAGTTTCAATACTTATGTTTACTCGTATGGCTTCTCTTTTAAGAGCTGCACATACTTGTTCTGCCATTGTGGTTTTACCATTACCTGATAACCCACTAATGAATATTGGATAAAACAAGTTGCCTTGTAATACCTTTTTCAAATCTCTGTAAAAACCAAACGGTACGAATGTTTTATCTTTTCCAGGAATCAGGTCTTCAACTTCAACTTTAAGTTTAGCTTGGACAAGCTCTGCTGGGAGCTGTGTTTCAACTACTTCAAGTGGAACTCTAGGAGCTGCTACTGGAGCTGTTTGAACATTCAAACCTGAGCCTTGAAACATGGGTGCTAAATTATAAACACCTCTGTCTACTTTAAAGGTTGGTTTGTTAATGAGCCAGGCTGGAAATCCTAAACCGATTTCAGTGGCTGTCTCTATGATTTGTTTACGGGTAAAAACACTTGTGCCATTGTCTTTGGCTTCTAGTGCCTCCTGTAATCTTTCTCTATCAACTTGTTTCATATTAAAATCCTCACAATTTTTTATTTAATATACCGTTATTATGCACTCTCGTGAACCAAGAGTCAACCTTTTTTTCAAAAGATTCATGCTACTAACTCTATGATTTTGTTAAGGAATAACCTTTGATTTGTTTTTCCTTTGTTAAAATTTCTAAATCCTCTCATCAAATCGCCTTTTTTATTGGATTTTACTTCCAATTCTTTGGTCTCAATCTTAAGATCATCTCTGCCTTTGATTAGGAATCTTTGATCAAATCCATATTTGTCTTCAACTATCATAAACTTGTTCTTCAAACAGTCCTTCCATTCATTTGAACACCATTCAAAAGAAGGGCTCCAATAGTGGTCTACGTCCATGCCATCCATCCAAACATTCTTATTCCACTCTTTCCAAAAGTGGTTTCTTTTGCCTTCAATAATGTGGAAGTTAATCATTCTAGAACCTGTGGTTTGTTGGTACCACTCTAGTAATGTTGGAGTAGCAAATTCATTTCTTGAGTACCTCTCTGCCTTGGCTTCAATAACCACTGTTGCACTACCGTCTTTAATTGCTACCTTCTCATCGTAAATACTTTTACTTCTAGCTGAGACCTCTTTGTCGTCCCAACCTTTCCTGGTTATGTAACATAAGTTATCTGTTGCACCACCATCTGTTAAAAATATTGTGCTTAATATTTCAACATTATATCTTTTTCTAAATATTTTTGCCACTTCTTTACCAACAATAATTGCTGAGTTAAGAGGTGTGCTACCTAAAGCAAAGTGAGGATTCTTAATGTAACCCCAACACTCTCCATTGTCACCATAGTCATTGTAATATCTTCTGTGATCAAAGCCACACTTCATAACACTCAAATACTTCATTGCATTTATGTATTCGTTCTTTGAACACATGGAAGACAACATATGAACCAAGCAAAAACTGCTGTTATCAACTATCATTTGACCGTCTTCCAGAGTTTCAATTGCTTCTTTTTGTTTTGTCCACCAGTGGTTTTTTCTATCTTCTTCAGTTAATCCTTTGTTACCTGCTGAGCTAAAACCATATACATCAAATGGAATGTTTACTTTCCTACAAAATGCTGCCACGTTCATCATTTGATCTATTGTTCCTGACATGTTTCTATACATACTTCCTGATAAGTCTACGAACATTAGGATACCGTGGTTTTTACCATCAGGTACTATTAAAGCCCTTTGGAATAAATCTTCTGTCAATTTGTAAGCCCAAAGCTTATCCTCATTTAACTTACCAATTTTGGCTATTGAGGACTTCTTATAAGCAGTTGCTGCTTTTCTAAGTTCAAATTGTTGTGCCATGCTATTAATAATTGGAGTCTGTGTTCTGTTCCACTTCTCATATATCTTAGTAGCTACGTCATATACTTCATGACCTGGAATGTTTCTTTCTGTCCAGTGGCCGTCCTTATCTCTAGACGCTTGTTGTAATTCAATGGAAAGATCCCAATTATAAAGTTCATTCATTGGGACTATATAATCTTTTGGATCTAACTTAGGAGCTTTAACATAAATTAAATCTGCTGCGTCTTGATCTACTAATGTTTTTTCATTATCTCTAAAAGCATTATCTGAAAATGATTCATTGTTGTCTAAAGCTTTTTGTAAATCATCTAATTTTTCTTTAAGCTCTTGGTCTTTTTTGGCCTGTTCAGCTGCTGCTTTTTTGGCATCTTCTTCAGCCTGTCTTTCTTCAGGAGTTAGCTTCAACCATCTTTGATATTCTTCTTCTTCCTTTTTAGCTCTTTCTTCTCGCTCTGCTTCTTCTCTGGCTTCTGCCTCTGCTTCAGTTTCTTCTCTGTCATATTCATCAGGGTCTATTGGGTTACCAAAACTGTCTGATTCTACTTCATTAATATCAGGCTTTGCCTCGTCATCCCCAGCTTGTGCTTCTCCGTTATCCACATCCTCACTGGCTGAATCTGAGGCATCACCCTTAAATCTTTGTGGCATCATCTTTTCGATCATGCTTTCTAATTCGTCTTTCTTTTCATCTACATCTTTAGCATTAGCTGCAAACAATTCATTGGCTAAACGTTCAACGTCTTCCCAAGTCTCTGCTTTGGCAATCCTATCTACTAAATCTTTTTCTTCTGTAGTAAACTTGACACCCATCATATGACCTACTTTATAATGTAAGTTCACTCTATCAATTAATGGGAGTTTGTTGATGTCTAAATCTTTTATTCCAAAAAAGTCTCCATCAACTAATTCTTTATAACCTTTGAAAAAGCTACTAACTAATCCAGGATATCTTTCTTTAACCTTACGTTCAATCCTTACGTCTTCTACTACGTTAAGAAAGTTTTTCTTAGCCCTGTCATCACATACTGCGTCATGCCATCCTTCAGCTGGTGTTTCATGTGCGTGTCCTACTTCATGGCCTATGAATAAGTCATAAAGTGAGGGTGACATTTTCTTCCAGAGTGGAAGGTATAAAGTTCTAGCCTTTACATCAAATGCTGCTGTTGGAGCTTTAGGATCATGTACTATTGAAATGTCTTCTGTTGCTAAACATTTTGCTAGTATTGATTTGGATTCTATTCTGTTCAATTAACTTTTCTCACTAAGTTATTTAATTTATATATGTATTATGCACTCTCGTGAACCAAGAGTCAAGCACTTTTCCGGTAGATTTAGCAATCTTTTTGCTAAAATCAAGGACTTAGATGCTTAAGTCAAAAGAAATGAGGAATTCTCGTCCGCCAGCAGCATATTCTGGCAGAATTTCGAATTTTTTATTGAAAATGTCCCTGATCTGTAACCCTATCCTGTACCTGGGTCCTAGGTAGTAACCTAGAGTTAGGTCTAAGGTTGATACATCATCTATAGGCCGGTTGGCATAATCCAAACCCTTTTCAAACTCACCTATATAGACTATTCCATAGTCAATTTTGCCAAACGTATTTGAATAACTTAGTTTGGTCTTATACTTGGGTGATTGAAGTTTATCTGTATCTGTATATTGAACTAATATACTATAATTTTCATATGATTTATTGAACTTAAACCCTGAGGATTCATAACTGCCTGTATTGATATATTGATAGTCAGCAAAATTAAAATCTATTCCGTCGCTAAACTCGTAATGCCAAATTGTAATGCCCTTCCATCCTACTTCTAAACCTACACCCTTTTCAGGATTTAAAAGTGAATTAGGTTTAACCATTTGGTCTCCAAACCTTTCATATAAATTAGGAAGTCTATAACTATTCCCTAATGAAAATCTAAAATCTTTTACTTCAACACCTGTTCTTATTGTTTGAGCGTCATCTTCGTAACGATATCCTATCCCAAATTTATATGGAACGACAGATGTTCTTACTTTAGCTTCTTGTTCTTTAAACCAGTTAAAATAGACTCCTGTTCTCCAAGCCTGATATCTTGTAGGGACTGGAGATCTAAAATAGTAATCATAATCTTCTTGTTGTGCTGTTACGCCTGTTAAGAAATTTTTATATTTGTACTTTGCGTCTGCAAATATACGAGAACTTTTAACACCCCAACCTGTATTATGTTTTGCACTATTTAAATTGTATCCTAGGGTGAACCAATCATTCCTAATAGATATATCTGTTTTATAACCTGATTGATTACAATCATTATATTCTATCGTAGAAGGTAAGCAATCATCATAATCGTAACTGTAATCTTGAGACACCATAACAACATCAAACCCTGCAAAATTCGATTTTGTTTTAAGTGTTGTATTATCATACCAATCTTCTTCACTATTTGTTGTCTTAACAGAGCCTATTGAACCTTTGAATCTAGATATTTGGAACCACTCATTACCCCCTGAGATCATTTGTTGTGCATCTCCTCCTTTATAAAATACATGTTTATCAAATGTATCTTCTATAAGGATTGTTCCTGCCATTGAAGAGCTACCAAACAATGCACTATTAGGTCCTGAAATTTTTTGATACTCTTGAAACGTAGGTAAATCTATTCCAAAATCATACCACCCTGACGAAGGATCATTAACAGGTATGCCGTTTCTATATACTGTTGTGTGTTTTGTGTCTGTCCCGTGTAGTCCTGCTCCAATAAATCCACCAGGGCCTCCTGGAGCATATACTTTTGTTCCTTCTACTGCTTCTATTGCTGAATTATCGTGTGCTGGATCTGAATATCCTGTAGTAATCTTTGATCCTACTACTAACGTTTCTTCTACTTCTCCAAATGCTACTGTAGGTAGTAGCATTAACATTATAACGAACTTTCTCATTTTATTAAGGGTTATAAAGCCCTCCGTATGGTAAGCTCCAATTAGGGCATACTGGATACACTATTTTTCCGGTTGGGCCTCCTGGATATGCTGGAGGTATTGATTTTATTCCTGATCTTGCACAAGGCGGTTCTTTCTTTTTCTTATTTTTTTTAGAAGTGATTGGTGTTAAAACTAAGGTTCCGTCTGGTGTTATGTATGCCACTTCATATTGTGATATGTCTAACGTTAGGCCAGATCCTCCATCTTTTTTGTCAATATTCATTCCTAAAGCAATGCCTCCTACAATACCTATTATTACATCAGAGGTATCTGCTGCTCTTGCTGACTGTGAAAATAGTATTAAGCCTGCAACAAGCAATACTATTATTGTCCATTTAAATCTTTTCATGTTTTTCTCCTGTGGTGGTATGGGAAATTCTAAATCATATTGCGCTGCATCATTTAAAAATTCTGTTGTATCGTCTTCTTGAAAGTGTCTTTTATACTCTTCTTCCACGCTTTTTACCTACTAAATGTTTTGATTTCTTTTTAACCTTACTATTTCTCTTTTCTAATCTTTTCTTAACTTCTGATGGGTCCATCCAAAAGTCTTTGCCTTCTATCATCTCATTTATTTCTTTAGGCTCTAAAAATCCTTTATAAACCTCAGTAAATAAATGTCTTGCCCACTTATCGTCTGCAATAACTGATGCTAATTGTTCATTTCCTTTACCCCAATTACCTGAACTGTAAGTATGGAACATGAAGTGACTATGATCTGAGACTTCACATACATCTGCACATAAAAATATTAACGTTGCTGCTGACATACACATACCTTCTACTGATGCTATAACAGTTGCTGGACTTTCAGCCATTGTTCTCATCAATTGAATTGCTGTAAATATATCTCCGCCACTAGAATTTATGTGTAATATTACTGCATCATTTTCAGTTGCATTTCTCATCAACTGATTCCAGACCGTATAGTCTTTTGCTTCTTTTATATCACCTGAGATATAAAAGTCTAAGATACGAGCAACGGGCTTTTCAAAAGCATCATTCGCAATCTGTGGTGGTTGTTGTATTGGTTTAGATTCGCTCATAATATCTTGTAACTACCTTTATCTTTTCAATTTGTTTGTCAATGATTGCCGTTCTATTAGGCCAATGTATATATTCCTTTTCAGGATTCTTTTGCAAATTGTAAAGTAGAGGGAGTACAAGATCTTCTACATCACGAAGTTTGGTTGATACATCATTTTCAATTAACGTTCTATGTTCGTTTACCATTCCAGAGTTATCTGCATTTAAAATTTTAGCTTCTAGTTCTGCCAATTTATCCATTATCTTATCTTCGTCGATGGAGGGAGCGCTTGGCTGAGCAGGTGCCTCGGAAGGTACCTCATCTACAGCCGTAAAACCGAAATCAAAATCGTTTGCCATATTTCTCTCCTTTCTATTATTTATATTAGATAAAACTAACGACTCTGCCTTTGGTGTTTCTTAACTTTCTTCTGCAGCGCTTTCAATGCACGCTCCAATTTAACTCTTGAAACTCTCATAGTAAAGTTTTGACCTAACATGTGATCGTACTCATGTAATATTACACGAGCAGACACTCCTTGATATTCTTCTACTATCTCTTCTCCTTCTTCATCGAAGTATTGTATAGCACATTTGGTTGGTCTTTTAACCATTAAATATAGTCCAGGAAAAGATAAACAACCTTCTCTAATTGATTCTTGTTCTTCTCCTACTCCTATTATTTTAGGATTAATAAAAATCTTTTCAAAGTTAGAGGCCTTATCTCCCATTACAAAAACAGCAGCATTTATGCCTACTTGATTAGCTGATAATCCCACTCCGCCATCACGATACATAACCTCTAACAGTCTTTCTTTTAACTCTGTGGCATTAAACCCGCCATGCTGGTCCATATCTTCGAAACGAAAAGGTGCTGGAACCCTTTGCAAAAAGGGATCATTAAATTTTAATAAGTGTAAGTCCTTTGCTTCTCTGATCTCAGGAGACTTATATCTTTCTATGCCATTGCCATCTAAAAGATCTGTCTCAATACCTTTGGCCAGTTCCAAGTCATCAGATTCATCTTGTAAGTCTCTAACAATAGGCTCTAATTCATCCTGCATCTGTTCCGATACAGACATAGGTTCCATCTCATTTGGCTTTGTCTTCGTCCGCGAGGGCGTTGATTGCTTCTTGTTCATATCTTAATAATAACTCCTCTCCTGCTTTAATTGTTTCCTTAGTAAAGAAATGTGTCCTAGGTCCTTCAACCTCTGCGATTACGTTTGGTGTTTCACTATGATTTACAAAGCCTCCTAGTGGAGTTCGTTGCCAATACTTAGTGCCCCAAACTTTGCCATCCCAATCGTGCATTACAAACACATGAGACAAACCTAAGTCTGTGCCTTTGGGTATGTCTTCTTTCGCAAACAAACCCTGTCCATGAACATCACTATCTCCTATTCGTAAACTTGATAGCAAAGGTAAGTAAGAGTTCTCATCAAACGTTACTTTCTTTGCTTCATCTGTTACCATTTCACCCATTATCCTGCTCCTTGTTGTACTAGATTTTTGAGTTCGTTAAACCCACCTATGGGTTTATCGTTTATGAATACCTGAGGAAATGTTTTTGCCTCTGGTACTAATTCAAATAATTCTTCTGCTGTATAGTCTGCATCTAATAACTTGTATTCGTATTCTAAATTTAATCGTTCACATAAAGCCTTTGCACTTGTGCAAAAACCACATCTTGGTTTTCCATATATTACTATCATACTATTATACTATAATTTTGTTTCTTCTCGAACTTAACTACTGATCTAAACTTATCAAATAGTTGGTCTCCTTTGTGAGATATTACGAATACATTCGTGTCGTTGCCAATAGTTTCTAATAATTGCATAACATATTGGGTTCCGTCTGTGTCTAACGAACTATCAAACACCTCATCTAATAATAAGATATTTGTACTAGCGCTATTCTTCATCTTGGCTATTGTTCTCCAAGTAAATACTAACGCTAAGTCTATTCTTTGTTTCTCTCCTTCACTAAACGATGCGTAACTAAATTTATCTCTGAACCTGGACTTAATTGTTTCTTTAAACGTCTCATCTAAATCAAACTGTACAAAGAAGTCCATCGCTGCTAAGTATTTATTAACCAATTTGTTAATTATTGGCAAATAGGCTTTAATAATCTTAGTTTTAATACCAGAATCTTTTAATAAAGATTGAGCTACATCATAATAGTGGCTGTCTTCTGTTAATTTTATTTTGTTTTTTTGTTTGCCTAAAGCATCTTTAGCTAATTTTTTTAATTTTGTTCTCTCTTTTGTTATATCGCCTACTTTATCTTGTGTGTCAGCAAGTTCTAGCTGTAGTCGTTGTAAGATTTTCTGTTGTGTAATACTTTCATTATTGTGATCCATTATTTTTTGATCTAACTCAAGTACCTTTTCAACAAGTGTTTCTACTTCAACATACTTTTCTTCTAATTCATCTAAAGCTGTTTGTAATTCATCAATCTTTTCTTTATCTCTGGCAGTCATCACTTCCTTGTGATCATGCGCTATCCCTTGCTGACACGTGGGGCATTCGTCATTGTCATGAAAGAAGTCTAAGTCTTTTCTGTGGGTGTTGATTTGGTGTGTGAATTTTCTTTTAAATTCTTCGAGTCTTCTTTTCTTCTCATGGACATCACCCATTGCCGTCTTCTCGCCTGTTGTCGCCTTCGCAAATTCCCTAGCCGTCTCGATCGCATCTTCTGCCTCCTTAATTGCTGTTGCTATTGTTTCTACTTTAGACTTTTTATCATCTTCTAATGTCTTTATATATGATTCTTGTAACTCCGCCTTTTGCTTAGCCACTTCTATATCACCTTCCAATAATCTAATCTGGTTTTCTAAAAGTGTTATTTTATCTTTAAGAACTTTATTCATAGAAGTGAATATAGTAATGTCTAATATATCTTCTATAATCTCTCGCCTAGCTCCTAAATGTAACTGCATAAACGGTGTAAAAGACGCACTACCTAACATCACAATCTGTGTGAATGATTTGTAATTAAGTTTTAATATGTTCTCCTCTAAATACTTTTGGAAATCTCTTATGTTGGCATCTTTATCTAACTTAATACCATTAACTTCTATCTCAAATATCTTAGGCAATTCCCCACGTCGTATTAAATAGTTTCTTTTGCCAATAGAAAAATTAATTTCAACCATTAATTGTTTTCTATTGATTGAATTAACCAACTGTGGTTTAGATACATTTCTAAATGGCTTATTGAATAGGGCAAAGGTTAGTGCATCTAACATTGTAGACTTACCACTACCATTCTCTCCAACGATTAATGTGCTAGGTGATTTGTCAAACTGTATTTCTGTCCATACGTTTCCTGTAGACAGAAAATTTTTCCACCTTATGTTTTTAAAATGAATCATGTAGTATCTTGAGCTTCAATATAGAGGCTTTGTAATAAATTTTTAATCCTTTGTTTACTTAAATCGGTTTCTACAGCGTCAACATATTCTTTTAATAATGTCATGGTGTCTTCTAGATTTACATCCTCACCTATAGCTTCGTCCTCAAACTCTGAAAAGTCTTCTATAATTTTTAGGCTTATCAAACCACATTGATATAATTTGTCTACGAAATGATCAAACCGTTTGAAGTCTGTCTTCTTACTTACAATAAGCTTTACACAACCACCAGCAATAGAATTGAAGTCAAAATTACTGATGTCATTAACACCTTCAAAATGGGAGTCGTCGTAATAGATTTTATAGAAAAGTCTAAATGGGTTATCGTGGTACGCCAAAGCTCTTTTACTCGTGTCGTAAATAGCGAAACCTCTGGGGTCGTTGTAGTCAGACCAAGTGATTTCATAAGGGTTTCCCATATAAGTAACGTTGCCTCTACTATGGCGATGATGAAAGTGCCCACTAACAACAAGGTCAAATTCACTAAAAATATCAGCGTCCATACCGTGAAGGTTAGGCATTCCAGGAACCATGAGGTAGCCTGTGAGTTCCAAATGTGAGAAGCATGTCGTTGCGTCTGTTGTTTTAATTGTTTCCAATGTGTGTTCATAATTTTCTGTGCATATCCATGGCAAAAACAATACCTTCTCCCTATCAAGTTGTACTTCTGTGGGTTCTTCGTATATTGTTATGTTATTATATTCCCCTAACAATAAGCTAGGAGAATTTACTTCATTTGTATTTTTAAAATAAGTATCATGATTGCCTGGTATCATATGTATTTCAATACCTGCATCACGCGCTTTATCGAAAAAATACTTCTTACAAGACTGAAGTATATTATAATTAATATACTTTCGTCTATCAAATACGTCACCTAAATGACATATAGTTTTAATTCCTTCTTTTTCTAAGTGTGGAAAGAAAAATTCATCATAAAATTTAGCAAAGTATTGATCAAATGCTAAATTGTCTGACCTGGCACCAAAGTGGGTGTCTGTAACTAGAGCTACTCTCATAATTAGCCTTCGTAAATCGCTGAATTTGCTCCATGTTCCCTACACTCACAAGAGACACAATAACATCTGCCTCCTGATATTTCTTTTACCAAATCATTAGCAAAGTGGAATGCTTGTTCTGCAAACTTTTCACAGCCTACACCATTCATCACTACCACCTCTGCTAAACCTAATTCTTGTAAGTCTAAAATCTTATCTAGTTGTGGATCTTTTTTATCCACTGCAACCTTGTGATCAAAGTTATCTTTTAACCACTGTTTTAGATCTTTAAGTCCACCAAAATCTATCACCCAATTTTTATTATCTAATTGTTCACAACCAAATTTAAAACTAAAAGACAATGCGTAACCATGTAATAATTGACAATGACTATGCGTTGCTTTTGGTTGACGAAAAACTGCTGACAGACCTTGTTCGTGTCCATAAGTTTTAGTTGAAAAGTATTTGTAATCTATGTATGGGTCTATCATACTAACTCCTTATATAAATTTGTAGCTGAAAAATATTGTTCTGCTAATTTTCTTTTATTAGACTCTAATGCATCTTGAATTTCATTACTATTATGATTCTCCATTAAATATCTAATCCTGTTTTTTAAATTCTCTTTATTGGCTTGATACTGTTCCCAATTCTCTGTCCACTCTGAAGGATATTTAAAAGTGTCATCATACATTTCCATATATGAAAGCCTATTTGGAACAAAGGGTACACCACCTGCTATCATAATTTCATAACAGGATATGCCTAATGTTTCTTGCAAGTTAGCACTGAATACCATCTTTGCCTTTCCTAATAACTCATGATAGTCTACTTTCTTTAAGTCATAGTCTGCACAATTTTCAAATTCATATTCAGGAAGTTCATATGCTAAGTCTTTAAAAATTTCTAATTGCTTTTCAGGTGCATTTCTATGTGGAAACAATATTAAATTCTGTTTTTCAAAAATAGATATAATATCATCTCCAATAACTCCATCTAAATATTCCATTGGCCAGCCAGTTCTAACAATTTTATTCTGTAAATACTCTTGTTGTTCAGAACCAGGTGCCATAACAGTAGCAAACATACCTATATGAAACTGACTAGCAAAATAATTCTTATCATACGCATCAAACATTGCTAACTCTGCATACCTTACCCAGGGTTTGGGTCCTATTTGTCTACCTAAAAAATCATTTGCATCATAACTTCCTGCATGCCATAGTCCATGTGTAGTAATCTTAACATTTAATAGCTCGGCCATATACTTTAAGTTTAAAATACCTGGATGCCAGGCATCAGCAAATACAAAATGATCTCCGTCTTTTACTTTACCTTCTGCAAAGAACTGTGCCATCCATTGTGTTTGTACTGACTTGTAGATATTGGTAGTAGCAAAATCTAAAAATGATCCTGAGGAAACATCAGACTCTATAACAGGTCCTTCTATAACTGTAATGTCTTGTCCTGTTTGGTCTGCTAATGACTGTGGAAACTCTGTTTTCCATTGTGATGTATATCGTGTCTCGACATACTCAAGATCAATTAAATAAATCATTCTGTACGATTGCCCCATTTTCATTATCCTCATACACTTCTACTTGAGTAGCTCTATCAGGATAATATTCTTCTATATAATTTATAAGACTTTCTGCCATCATCTCACATGACTGGTAGTCTAGTTGTAATGTTCCAATATCATATTGCTTTTCTAATTCTCTTTTAAATAAAATGAATTCTACTTCTCTGTTGTCGTGCATGACTTCTAACGTAACATAGAAGTAAAAGATATGTCTGTGTGGATGTTGTAAAAACTCTACACCCGGTACATCTTTTGCATCAGGCCAACAATGTATTCCTTCTTTCTGAAAACTAACTTTAATAAACTTCTTCATTCAAACATATCCTCCAAACTAACTGGCATTTCTTTAGCTACTGCCATTGACTTCATCGCTCCACCTAAATATTGATTCGTTTCCCAAGCCATATAATCACTTTTACTTTTTACATTATAGAGATTCCTGAACTGTCCGTCAAGTTTCATCTTACCAGTAAACTTTAAAAGGTCCTCCTTGTTCAACATCATTTGTTCTAAGTGTTGCATGAAGTTTCTAATTGACATTAATATAAAAGCTGTTCTAACATAAAGCCACTTGTTCAAATTGCCGTATTTATCTTTAGCTTTTAAGCTAGGAGTATTTAATAACGTATGAAATTCGTCTAATTCTACGCCTAAATTGATCGTTTCCATGCAGTTTTGATACATTTCGCGATATAAATTAGACATCTGCCTACTAAACTTAGTTGTACCCTCACCTTGATAGAAAAGACCTGTCTCAACCGCCCTGCTGTGTGTAGTAGAGTCATAAGATATTTCTACATTATCATATAAACCATTTTGTACAAAGACCAAGTAAGGAATAATACGTCTTATAGAACCTACTCCCAATATATGTAAGTGCATCTTATCTCGTGGCCACATCTTTGCTATTTCTGATGCAATAAATGATCTTTTAACATCTTCTAAAGGACCTGTTCCAAGAGCAGCTGCTCCCATTGCTACGCCACCGATCCTAGTGTGCCATTCACTTGGTATCTCATTCATTAAAGCTTCATACCATCTTAAATAGGTCTCTACATCGTTACCTTGTAAGATAATATATGGCTCACAGCTACTCTCTTCTTCATCAAATATTTCTAGTTGTCTTTTAACATTTTGGCCAGTTTTTTTAGCATAGTCTAAATAGTTTTCGTGATCAAAGATTCTGCCTTTAACATCGTTTCTTTCTGAACGGTCTCCTGTTAGTATTACAGGTATTTCATCAAAGCACATACCTACATTGGCTCCTTTAGCCTGATTCCTATATACTTTTTCTTTAAGTTCGTCTGTAATGTTCAATCCAAGTGTAACCATTTGAAGTCCACCTGAATCAGCATGGATACTATGTACTGCATCGTGATATGGTTTAAATCTCTCACCAAAAGAATGTTCTGTATGTGCATTATAAAGTAATGAAAACTTATGACTGAATTGATCTTGTACTAATTTGTTTATTAGCATTGAAACAATACCAGTATTCGTATCATCAAGAGCAATATTAGGATTACTCAAACGCATGTAAGAGGTTCCTGATACTACATAATCTAAAGTATGTTTCATGTTATCTGTGTATATAATGCGTACACCAAGAGCATTAGAATAATTGTCAAAGCCCAAAAGATATATTGTATTGGGAATGAAGTGTATAGTATTTTGTTTATTAATTTTCTCATGTTTTTAATATCTCAATAAGTGTTTCTGCCTCAGCTTTAGCATCATCTAAAGCATTATGGTTATTTGATTTGGGTAAACGTTTATCTAAAACATTCATTAAAGTTCTTAAACAATAAATATCCCAAAACTTCCAAGGGTATTTGTCCCTGGCATCTCTGTTAGCATTCCAACCAGATAGTGTCATAGCGTTTTCCATTATAACAACATCAAAGTTGGCCCCTAGTCCCCAAATATTTCCTTCTTTAAAAAATGTAACGAATTTATCTATAGCTTCATCTAAAGGTAAAGGGTCTACTGTTAGTGCCTGTCTTGCTTGCATGTCTTGTTCTGCCCACCACTCTACTGTTAGTGGATCTATATGTAGGCCTGCTTCTTTACATGTCTTTGCATCTACATTCACATAAAACTCATCTACTATTTCTAAATTCTCAATAGCTACTGCACCAATTGATACAATAGCTGCATTGGATCTAGTAGAAAGTGTTTCTAAATCTAATACTACTTGTCTGCTATAAATGTCCACCGTTCATCTCCTGCAACTTAATGTTGTCCATGAACTCCTCTTTTAATGAAGGATTCGTTTTTAATTCACCTTTTAAAACTGTTGTCTGTGTGCTACTATTACTAGCTTTGATGCCTCTATTTTCACAACACCCATGTCTTGCCTTAATATAAACACCTACCGCCTTAGACTTTGTAAGTTTCTCAATTCTGTATGCTATCATTTCACATAATTCTTCTTGTAAGTGACCTCGTGATGCTAAATGCTGTGCCACTCTAGTATATTTAGACAGTCCAATTACTTCTTCTCCTGGCATACACGCCACATAACATACACCACTGACAGGTTGATGATGGTGTGAACACATACTCTTAATATCCATTCTAACTACAATCAATTGATCATACTTTCCATCATTAGGAAATGCTGTTATCCTAGGATCGTTATCATATCTACCACCCATGATTTCTAATATATACATTTTTGCTAAACGTCTAGCTGTGTCTATACTATTAGGATCATTTTGCCTATCAATAATTAATGTATCTAAAACACCTTCAAACTTTTCAGTCAGTTCATCTATTAAGTCTGACTTTTCAGTTGGACTAAGGTATTTTGATATGTTATCAGCTGCGTAATAGCGTTTACCGTCTACTTCCAGCCTCTGCCTTATTTTTTCACTTGTACTCATTTCTTCTCCCATGGAAATACTAACCATCTACTATCATTATAGAGTCTTTCGCCTTCAAAGTCAATACCCATGTCACCCTTTTTGGAGTAAAGTACAGCCCATTGACTTTCTGGAAAGACATTTCTAATTTGTTTTATTGTTAAACCACTATCACATATATCATCTACAAATAAAATATCGTTTGGATCTTCTGTTGACATTAATGCTACTGATAGGGTATCTTTATTGTGGCCATCTCTAGTTTGCCATTGTAAAGGTTCAAAAGGAATGTCTAATGCCTGGGATAATATAACTCCTGGAACAAGGCCGCCCCTGCTGATACCTACAATTTTTTTATAATTTCTCTCACTAATTCTTGCTGCTAAAAGGATACATATTTTGTGCATTTCCTTCCAACCTATATAAATTTTGTCTGTCATTTTGTAAACCACATTCTAATAGCGAAAACTCTAATAATTGCAATACATGTAAAACAACCTGTTAATAATATTGATACTGTAAAGGTTGATAAAGCTAATACATCAATAAAAAGATATAAAAGCATCACACTAATAGGCCAATTAATTACTAACCCTGTAAAAACTGTAACCAACGATTCTTTAAGTGCTTGCTTCTGTCTCTTATTCATAATTTAATTGCTAAAACCATTAGTATTGCTATCAATAAAATATTTGTTAAAAATATTTCAAAAGCAAGTATTGTATGATACCATACCCATCTGCTTTGATAGATTTCACTTTCCGTTGTGCCTCCTGCCTTTTTATCCATCCATTCTAATAATTTATTCTTCATCTATGTGCCCCATGCGTTACCAAATAATGTTATGTGTAGTCTAGGGCTAAACTTATACCCTGTTTGCATACATGCTTCAGCAACATCTCTTTCTGTTAATGTTTGTTGTTCTAATGTAGCTCCTTCTGGCATACAATAAACAGCGTCTAACTTAACTCCTGCTTCTGTATATGCCTGAACAAACTCATCTACTTCTTTAAAGTCATCCATATCTCTGACTACAAATTTATTATATAAATGACTGTTATAAACCTTCTGCATTCCTAATAAAACCTCTGGAACCAATGCATCAAACTGCTCTTCACCTGACAAACTTAATTTAGGTGATGTACTCCATGTCACATGTATATCCTCGCTTGTTTCATTAAAATAATCTATTAATTGTTGTTGTAAATCTTGTGTCCCGTTAGTTTCAAAAGTAACATTTTTTAAACCAACTCCTTTACACATCTCTAATAGGGCTGGCCAACACCTTTGCCAACCCAATAGAGGTTCTCCACCTGTTATGACTAAATGGATGTCGTTCGCCTCATCAAACCTGCCGTTAGGTAATAGTTTAACAATACGATCAAAAACTTCTTCTAGTGTCTCTGTTAATTGTAAATGTTTATATTTCATAGCCCAGCTCGCAGAACTATCACACCCTACAGGTGTAACAGGTAATTCTTCTATGGCTTTGTATGCTTCTGGGTGGTTTTTATCTGCCCTAGGATCTGTAAAGTATGGCATTTCCTCTACAGGTATTATGTTATCTCTTTCTTGTCCGAAACCTCTACATTCAAAGTTGCAACCAAAGACTCGTAAGAATATACTAGGAACACCTACGAATCTTCCTTCACCTTGTATGCTATAAAATACTTCCGAATATCTAAGTTTCATTATGTGATATTATATATGATCAAACAACCAATTGTCAATTACTTACTTGCCCGTTTTGCCTTTTCTTCTTCTTCCCTAATTTTTTTGTCTAAATATTTTGGACGACGTGGTGTAACCTTTTTACCTTCTTGGGCTTTATCTGCCTTTACATTGTCTGCTTCAAGCTGTTCAATAATTCCTCTCATATAACTAAGATATTCGTTGGAATGTTCTGAACCATCAGCGCCTTGTGCTAAAATTTGTTCTATATCTAGACTCTTAATGTATTTAAATTTAGTTTCCATTTGACGTTTCTCTTTTTGGATACGTCTAATGAAAGCGTAGTATGTGATTTGTGTAAAGTACGCAAAAGGGTTTTTAGATTTAGCTGGATCAAAGTTGTCCATATATGTAAGACAATTTTCAATACCATCTAGAATCATTTCATCTCTAAATGTGTAGTTTACAAAGTTTGATTTGAAGGCCAAGTGGTTTGCTATTTTAACAAAGCACTCACCTATATAGTTTGTGACTTGTGGTTTTGGTTCCCCACATGCCTCAGCTTCTAATCTCTTTTCTCTATACGCGCTTATCTTTTCAAGGAATTCCTTGTTGTTTATATAGTGAGCCGAGTTAGGGTCTCTCCTTTTTGCCATAATATACTCCTAATGTATTTTCTTTTCAAGAACAGCGTTAGCTAATTCCTCCAATAATTCTAAGTCTAATTCAGGTTCCTCTCTGGATTCTATAGGATCTTCTTCTATAAAGTCCCCTCTCCAGTCCGGTGTATTAAAATATATAGACTTAACCATTCTATAATAACCAGGAACAAAATTTTCTTGTAAGTTTGCTACTGTAATAACATTTCTTTTTTCTATAGAAAATATTTGCTCTTCTGATACTGCTATCCATGGACGTAAATTAATAGACTCTCCCAATATACCTTGTGGTGTAGGCATAATTTGTGGTACTAGCTCTATAGGATGTTCTATATTCACTACGTCATCTCCATAACTAATTTTGCCAACAAGAGTTGATCCATCCATTAGTTTAACGATACTTATTTGTTCAGACATTTATTTTAACCAATTTATAATTAAACCCTTCTTCGTTATAAAGTTTAATCCTTTCTATTAAATGATTTAATGTATAGTTCTTGTGAGACTTCCATGATAAATCGTCTCCAATATCAAACAAGTTACATACAACCTTTTTGTCTCCTTTACGAAGTCCTCTACCTATTGACTGTAAGTTTCTAATTCTACTTTTGCTTGGTGAGGCAAAGACAATATTATGTAGGTTCCTTATATTTATACCCGTAGAAAATGTGCCATATGAGGCAATTATAATTGCGTTTTCTTCTTTTTCTGTTAATGCTCTTATTTCTTCTCTAGTTTCTGTGTCAGTGCCTCCATGGACAAAGAACACAGAACGATCTTCATCTTTTAGCATGTTGTATAACACCTGTCCATGCTTTTCTACGAACTGAAATAGTAATAATGTATTGCCGTCTTGTGCTTTGGTTAGGTTTTTAATAATTTCATTACGTTCAGGGTTAGTAACAAGCCAATCTATCTCTTCTTGATATGTTTTCTTTTTCATATCTTTCTTTTCAGCATCTTTATAATTTAATGTACAACAAACAATTTTTAAGTTAGCTAATTGGTTATCATCCATTAATTTTTTAGTTGTAGTAACCTTATGTACTGGTCCAAATGTTCCTTCCAATACTAATTTATGAGTCTTTGTGCCGTCTAGTGTACCCGTAGTCCCGATCCTATAGGGTGTGTTAGTACATTTATTCATTAAAGTTGTAAGGGATTTAGCCTTAAATAAATGAGCCTCATCGCCATAGAATACATCAAAGTCTTTGAACCATGCTTTTGGATACTTGTATATTGATTGCCATGTACTAATAGTTATTGGCCATTCATTAGTCTTATCTTTGCCACCATATATTCTATGACAGTTTTCTGAAACTTTCCACGGGTCTGCACTAGCATAGTCCTCAAAATCACCATACATCTGTTCTACTAATGATGTTGTTGGTACTACAATAAGTTGCTTACGTCCTCTTGCTTGGTGATACCTTACAAGAGAATATATAATAAGAGACTTACCACTAGCAGTGGGAGAAAGAAGTAAAGATCTACCTTGTTTAATACAATGATCAACTGCGTCCCTCTGATAGTCCCTAATTTGAATCGCTTTTCCATTAGCATGTAACCTTAATGAGTCTGTTAATAATTTTACGTCTGTTTGTTCGCCAATTTTATCTATGTCTAATTCTATATCATATTCTAATGTGTTGGCAAACTCTTTTAAGTAAGGTAGTAACCCTACATATAATTCCTTGGTGTATAAACTATATAGTCTTGCTTTACCGTCCCACATTCTGTTTCTATATAGTGGCATAAACCTAGCGCCTGGAACATCAAAAGTAAAGAAGTCACATATCTCTTGATCAGTACTCATGTCTGTATCTATTTTTAAATATACTGAATCCTTTTGTCTTACTTTTATCAAAACTTTTTTTGCTCCAAAAAGGTCGTCATTTTTTTCTCACTATAAAAGGCCGTTAGTAAACTTGGTCCATTCAATAGCGTTTTTAATATCGAAGGAACGGCTATTTAAGGACCTCATAACACCCTCTAATAGGGTTATACAAGTGTCTATATACTCTACTTTATCTGTTAATGTTATAACATCTGGATCTGTATCTAAGAAGTCATTCATTTGATTATTTAAAGGAGCATTGCCTAGGTACTGATCCCAACCAAACTCATTAAGTTCTTGTTGAGTCAATTCTCCTCGATAATATCTCCACTTGAGACGTCTTAGGGTTAATAGGTTTGATTTGTTTTTTCGTAACTGTAATTTGAACGTGGATAACATACCTAAATACTTGGAATGTAGTTCTGGTATTTTAGTAGACTCTTGACCCAGATTTAACTCATCAATTTTGCAGTCTTCCTGCCACATTTCTTGTATTTCATTTAATTTAATCATAACATAAGTATAGAGTATTTCTAACTAAGAATCAAGTAATAATAATACCGTTATGCGCCGGAAACGTCAGTAATTGTAATATTAATGTCTTGTTTTACTGTTGTTGTGCCATCTGTGACGCTAACTGTTGTTGTATAACTGTTCTTAGTTTCATAATCTGGTGCTGAGCTGAATATTAATACTCCTGTTGATGAATTTATACTCATGGAGCTTGCATCACCTCCAGCTATACTATAAGTTAGGGTATTATTTTCAGGATCGGTAGCTACAATGGTACCAATTGCTGTTTGGTTCTCTGCTGCCCAGAAATAAGCAGACGATGTA